AGAGTAGTTTTTAGCTTTGTTTTTTGAATTAATATTCCATAATGTACTCCAATTATAATCGAAGTCGTTGTTAATTAAGTCATCTTTTTCACTATTTGTCATTAATCTCATAGTGTTCAAGATATAATCAATGTCACCCAACTTATATTTACCCCTGATGAATTCGATAATTGAAAAACTAATTCTTCTTTTAATCATCAAAAATTTCATATTCTTTCTCAAATACTCTTCATTGACATCTTTTAAAATATTCTCCAAAGTAATAATGTCGTTCATATCGAGTATTCCAGTTTCCATTTTATTACTAAAAGCCAATAAAGTCCCAATATCAATATCTTTCAATTGGACACACATAATGCCATAACTAGTTATGGGCAAATGACACCTCTTATATATATGTCCAACTTTTCCACAATTGACACAAACAATGTCTTTTTTTTTCTTATTGTCTTTTTTAAAAAAACTCATCAGTATTATAAAAAGTACTATTTATTTTTAAGTAAAGAAAGGGAGATTACATATCCCTTTTAAACCCTACACCTACCGTTGGTAGGTACAAATTTATTGGAGAGGACCTTCAATAAGATCAGTTGATACTAAATATTTACCAAAAAAGGTAACTCATTATGATACATGGTGGGATGATTATATGCCATTCCGTGAATATAAACTTAAAAAAAAAATGTTTTAAATTAATGATGTCTAGATGTATTGGATTAAATAAAAAAGGTAAAAAGTGTAGAAGGAAGATTCCTGAGGGGCAATATTTTTGTTGTGAGAGTCATAAGCCAATTAATAAAGAAATTTTAACAGAGGAGTGTATAATGTGTATGGAGAAGGCTGAGCAAAAAACATTATGGGTTTTGAAGTGTGGACATGCTTTTCATTTTCCTTGTTTGGATGAATGGTTTTGTAAGATGAAAAAAGAGGAAGATAAAATGGAGTGTCCGATATGTACAAGGGAGTTTAGGAAGGAATTGAAAAAACAAAGGCCAGATTTTATTGATGTAAGTAAACATGTTTATCATTCGAAAATTCTTGATATTTTAGAGTCAAAAGATTAAATGCATTTAAAAAAAAAATTTATAATTAGAAGTAATGTCGAATAACGTTACATTATGGTTTCATAAAGTGAATGACAATAATTGGGGAATAGAAAGTTATGAAAAAGTTATTGATATAAATTCTCTTGACGATTTCTTGTATACTTATAAAAGAATAAATAATTTTACTTCAGGAATGTTTTTTTTGATGAAGGATGGAATAAAGCCTGTTTATGAGGATAAACATAATATAAATGGTGGGATTTTCACATTTAAGATATCAAAAAAACTTTGTAAAAATTTTTGGTTAGAATTATCTTATTTGTTTATGATGGGTCAATTGACTAAGGATGAAAAGAATTACAAATTTTTGACTGGAATGTCTATTAGTCCAAAGACTAATAATTGTATTGTTAAGATTTGGACTAATAAGTTTAGTGGGTTAAGTGTAAATATTTTGAGGGATGATGTTGAAAATCTTTATTTAGATGAAGCAATGTTTCGTAGAAATAAGGAATAATTAAATATTCATATTTTTTATATGAATAAACTCTTACAAAAAAATTTTGTTTATTTGGATCAAATTAATAAACAAAAAGGAGTAAAAATTAAAATTTTTGGTGAGAGAAATACGGGAACAAATTTCTTGAAGCTTTTATTAAAAAGAAATATAAAAAATGTAAATGTTTTGGATGGTAGATATTGTAAAGGTAGTGGATGGAAGCATGGGTTTCCGAAATCAGAATTATTGAATAAATTGAAAGGTCCTGTTATTTATATTTATACAGAAAGGGAATTAGAATCATGGTTAAATTCTATGTATAGAAAACCTTATCATATTAATTGGTATAATAATTTTGATAATTTTATAAAGAAGAAAATAATCAAAGATACGCGTAATAAAAGATTAGATGAATTGAGTTATGTAAGTGCAGAAACATCATATAACTTGATTCAATTGAGATATTTAAAACGTGCTTCTTTAATAAATTTTTTGGATCAAAGAGATAATGTTGTGTTTTTGAATTTAGGGTGGTTACAAAAAAATTACAGAAAATTCATTAATAATTTCTGTAGAGTTTATGGACTTAAAAAAAAGTGGGAAGTTGTAAAAGCTATTAAAAAACACACAAAGACTAAGGAGGTATTTGGAAGAAACACAAGAAAAGATATAAAATTTAGTGTGTCTAAAAAGATAAGTGATGAGTTTGTAAATAAGGATGTTGAATGTAAGATTAATAAATTAACTTGTATAATAAAAAAAAAAAATGATATTCAGAGATTATGATTTATCTCATTTTATAATAGAATTAATAAACCAATAATGGGTAATAGTTGTAATAAAATTGAAAGTGATGATATTATATTAAGGGGTGAAAAAGTTTATAGGTCAAATGGGAAAATGTATAAACTTGTAGAAAAAGCAAATTGTGGACATGCTTTGAAAAAATATATGTATGTTTGTGGTATTTGTAAAAAAATTTATGATTGTAGATATTGTCATGATGAAAATGAAGATCATAAAATTTATGGATATTCTGACATTTTATGTTTATATTGTAAAAAAATCGGACCATGGGGAGCAAAATGTTCACATTGTTCAAAATCAATGGGTAGTTATGTCTGTTACAAATGTCAAATTATAACTGATGAGGATAGATTTCATTGTAATCAATGTGGTTATTGTTATTCTAGTAAAAGAGATGATACTTTTCATTGTAACAAATGTAATAAATGTCTTAACATATTATTATTAGGAAGTCATAATTGTAGATCAAGGGAAGATGATGAAGATTGTTATTTTTGTTTGGAAAGTGTAACTTATACAAAAACCCCAACCATATGTTTTTCAGATTGTACACATGTTGTTCACAAAAAATGCTTCGAAGAGTACGTCAAAAATACCAATATAAATAAATTAGAATGCGGAATTTGTCGAAGAAAAATAAATTATAAACAATAATGAGAATATTCTATATTTGTTCCTACGGAGGGTGTGCTAGTAAAATGCTTTGTAGATTTTTATCTAAATTTTACATTGTATACCATATACATTCAAGATATCCACCTAAAAAATTAACAGCAATCAAAAAAACAAAAATTCATAAAAAAATGGAATGGTTTAACTATCATAAAGTCCTCAGAAAGAAATTAAGGGATTTGATCACAGTTATATACATTTATAGAAAACCATCAACATCCCTATTATCAACAGAAGGTTGGGGAAGATGTCACTATTCAAATATAGGATTAAACATACATAATAAAAATATACAAAAATTTTTTAGTAAAAAGGAAAAAGTCAGACTCAACTACAGTAAACATCCAAAAGATCTTTTCGGATTAGAAAACTTCTTTAAAAATTACGTCATTAAAAAGAATCACGTAAATTATGATATTATTTGTATAAAATATGAAGAACTATGGAATAATCTTGATAATATATTTAGTTATTTAAAAATACCTGATCAAATAAAAGAAAAGTTTCCAAAGAAATATGAGAAAACTTTAACACCTGTTCAAGAGGAAACGAAACAAAATTTAAAAGTAAAATATGAAAGATTGGAAACAATGATGGATACTTTACCTGCTTTATATGTTAATGAAAGATTTAGTAAACCTGTAAGTAAACAAATTTCTTCATAAAATTTTTTTCACACTCTTTTAATTCAGATTTGTTTATTGTTTCAATAAACATATTATAAATAATTTTATCAAAATATATTCCATATTTTGTTAAAAGAAATAATAAATCTTCGAATTTCATATTATCTATTTCTTTTTTAAAGTTCAAATAAAAATTATACTGATCAATTTGATTCATAACTAAATAAAAAATATAACATACTCTTAAATATGCTTAAAAAGTAGGAATCATTTATTATAATAAAATGGAAGCAGATTTATTGTTTGTAATAGTCTTTGGATTTGGTTTAGTTGGAGCAAATATGGCAATGAATATTTACTCCATTGTTGGTATTGAAAAACTAAAAAATTTATTGAAATTTCAATTTAGAGAAAGTAATAAGATTGAAAGTTATCCTTCAATGACACAAGGGTCAAATATGACACAAGGGTCAAATATGACACAAGGAACAGAAATAATTGTTGAAGAACATGATAGTGATGATGAAGAAAAAAAGGTTGAATTAAAAATGGGTTTAATTAATGAAATCGAAGAAAAAGAAGTTGGTGAAGAGAAGAAGGTTGAAGGTAGTATGTTTAGTGGTTGGTTTGGTAGTTAATAATTTTGTGTGTAATATAGTTGAATAAAATAATTTCCAGTATTTGATGTGATTATTTTATTTTTACGCAGACTATTTTTATATCAAAAAAAATAAAACTGATTCTGTTGAGACGAAGGTTTAAAGCGTTGGAGCATAAAATATAAATGTCTTATTTAACTATTTATGACAATAAAGTCAAAAATGAAATTGAAGATCCTGCAATGGAATTCAAGTTTCCATTGGATCTTTTCCAGAATGAAGCTTGTTACAGGATTTCGAAAGATGAAAATGTTTTTGTGACTGCTCATACAGGTTGTGGTAAAACAGTTGTTGCGCTTTATGCAATAGCACATACTTTGCGTCAGGGAAAGAAAGTTATTTATACTTCTCCTACCAAATCTCTTTCCAATCAGAAATATGATGAGTTTTCGAAACATTTTCCGAATGTTGGTATTCTGACTGGTGATATTAAAATGAATCCCGATGCGGATTGTATTATTATGACTACTGAAATTCTTTTAAATATTTTATTTAAACCAAAAGGACAAGTTGGTGGATCGTCATTAAGTATTGATTCAATTGGAGCAGTGATTTTTGATGAGGTTCATTATATCAATGATCCAGATCGTGGTAAGGTTTGGGAGGAAACTTTGGTTTTGCTTCCATCGAGTGTTAATTTGGTTCTTTTGTCGGCTACTGTTGATAAAGCAGATCAAATGGCTAATTGGTTGGGTGATATTAAGAAGAAACCGATTCATTTGATTACTACTTTGAAGCGAGTTGTTCCTTTGAAGCATTACTTTTGGTCACCAGACAATGATGAGATGATTGAGATAATTGATGAGCATGGTAATTTTCATAATTATAATGAGGTCAAGCAAAGGTATAGAAAGAGGAATTATTCATCGATTATTAATGATTTTGTGTATCATTTAAAGAAGAAGAGGATGTTGCCGGCAATTTATTTCAAATTTTCTAGGGTTCAATGTGAGAAATGTGCAAGGGAGATTATTGGTAACTTTGTTACACATGAGGAGAGAAAAGAGATTGATTTGATTTTTAGAAATAGATTAACAAAGTACAAAGATTTCTATGGTCATCTTCAGCAATATCAAGATGTTCATGCTCAACTTTTAAAGGGTGTGGCATATCATCATTCTGGGTTAATTCCTATTTTGAAGGAGATTATTGAGATTTTATATGCGAAAGGGTTGATTAAGATTTTGTTTGCAACTGAGACTTTTGCTGTAGGGGTAAATATGCCTGCAAAGTTAGTAATTTTTAATGATTTGGAGAAGTTTGATAATAATGGTTTGCGATATTTAAGAACGGATGAATATTTACAAATGAGTGGACGTGCTGGTCGTCGTGGTTTGGATAAATTTGGAACTGTTATTATTCTCCCAACAATGGATCTTCCAAATTATGCAACTCTTAAAGGGATAATGAGTGGAAAAAGTCCTTCAATTAAATCACAATTCATTCCGTCTTATCAATTTATTTTGAAAGCTCTACACAATAATGACTTAACAATTGATAAGTTCATTGAAACAACTTTGTTTAGTACGGAAACTGATGGAACTATTGGTCAGTATAACAAGCAATTGGAAGAGTTGGGTGAAGTTGATAATATCGAGTATGAAAAGTTGGATCAGAGTCAAGTAGCAGAAATTGAGAAGTATATTAGATTGGAAGTTAAGGTTAATAATAAAGTTATTAAACTTAATAATAAGGATAGGAAGAAAACAGTTAAACAGATGAAGCAGATTGAGAAGAGGGATTATTTTAAATTTGTTTACAATGTGGTTACCAAATTGGAGAGAGAATTGGAAGAGAGGGATGAATTGAAAAGGAAGATTGATTATCAAAAGAGTTTCGTTTTGAATGATGTCAAAAAAATTGTGAAGATTCTCAGGGACGGTTATCTTGATGAAAATGATAAGTTGACTGAAAAAGGTTTAATTGCAATTGAAGTAAATGATTGTAATCCCTTGATTTTCACTGAATTAATTTACAATAGATATTTGGAAGAGTGTAAATTTGAAGATATTGTTGCGATTCTTGGAGCTTTTATTGACGAGAAAAGTAGGGGAAATCCATATACAACAATTAAAGATATTCCAAAACAAGTACCTAATATTGTTATTGATTTGCTTTGGTATCTTCAGGATGAATATGATTATATGTTTAAGATTGAAAAGGAAGCTCAATTGGAGATTCCTATGAATAATGATTATGAATTGAAATTAGATTTTGTTACACCTGCTTATATGTGGGCTAAAGGTTGTTCAATTAGTGAGATTTATGAGGAAACTGATATTTATGAAGGAAATTTTGTGAGAGGAATATTACGAATTAACCGTATGGTTGAAGAGATTTTAAATGTCGCAGAGAATTTAAAATATTACAAATTGAAAAAGATCCTAGAAGGTTATGAAGAGAAACTTATTAGAGATGTTGTTACTGTTAATTCATTATATATTAATTAAATGATTGTTTATCTATTTTTTCGAGTATATCATTAGTTTGCTTTATAACTTTTCTTGTTTCCTCTTGTATTTTCTTAGATTCCTTGTTCAATTGTTCAAGTTTTTTTACATATAAAAAATTATCATTACGATAATAATAATAAGCATGAGTTCCTGCTGCTCCACATATTATACCAAACGGAAATATTTTGAAAGCCTTTAACATTTTATACTTTAGCTTAACATATTTTTTATGTATATACAAGCCTAATTAAAATTCATTTATTATTTTTAAACACCAAACAATCAAGATCATTAATTTCCGGTGCCAGAAAAATTTTCACCTTCAATTACTTAAAGAAGTACTAATTATTTTAAGTAATTAAATATTATGGTAGAAACAAAATTCCATTATCATAAAGATTTACCGAGGATAACATCGACTAAACAAAAATTTTTAAATGAACAAGTAGAAAGAATTAAGAGGATGCCTCAACCTGAACAGAGATCACAAGATTGGTATGATTTTAGGGATCAGAGGATTACAGCTTCTGATTTTGGGGCGGCCTTGAATATGGGTCATGGTTATGATTATAATGTTTTGAAGAAGAAGGTTGTGTTAGATCGTAAATTTTTTACAAGTGCAGCTATATTGCATGGTATTAAGTATGAGGATGTTGCTATTTCTATTTATGAACATAGAAATAATGTGGTTGTTCGTGAGTATGGTTGTATAGCTCATCCTGTACATAATTTTTTGGGTGCATCACCCGATGGCATTACTGATGATGGAATTATGGTTGAGATTAAGTGTCCATCATCAAGAGAAATTACGGGGGTAACTCCAGAAGGTTATTGGTGTCAGGTCCAGGGTCAATTGGAGGTTTGTGAGTTGGATCGTTGTGATTTTTTGGAGTGTAAGATAGTTGAGTATGATAGTCGTGATGAATATTTGGCTGATAATTATGAAGGTGATTATTTTTATAACAGTTTGGGAATGGAGAAGGGAACTGTTATTGAATTTTTTGACAAAGAAAAAAAAAAACAGTTTTATTCTTACATGCCAATTGGAATGAGCGCTGAGGAGATTGATGCATTTGCTGCTAAAGAGGAGGCAAAATATGCTGGTGATTCAAATATTATTTATTGTGGTATTGATTATTGGAGATTAGAGAAGGTGTCTTGTGTACCTATTTATAGGAATCAGGAGTGGTGGCATAATTTTGCGTTACCAAAGTTAACTCAGTTGTGGATTGATATTGTTCGATTTAGGGTAGAGGGTATTAATGCAATGAATGATCATATTATAAGGATTAAGGAGGAAAGAAAACAGAGGAAGTTAGCGGAGAAGGTTGTGAAAAAAATGCAGAGAAAGAAACCAGAGAAGAAGAAAGTTATGATTTCTACGACTATTCATGATTTTGTTGGATTGAAGGGTAATGAAACAGAAGAGCAGAAAGATAATTTATTGAATGGTGAATTTATTATTATGGATGGTGAAAAGATTGATATTAGTGATTGTGAGATTTTTGGGAATAAGAAGAGTAAAAGCAAGGTTATTGATAATAGTATGGTTCTAGATTCTGGTAAGTTTAGTTTTTCAAGTAAGAAGTTTTATAAAGATGATAAGAAGAGTAATGAGAATAATTATGGAGAAGTATTTAGTAATACTAGGAGGACAAGACAACCTTTAAAATTACCAACTATTGATGATTGTATGGATGATGAGAATGAGGATGAAATTGATTTTGATTGTATGGTATCGTTTAAAAATACCCCAGCTTTAAAGGAGAAGAGATTGGGGGATCGTATTTTAAATAAGAAGGAGTTTAATTATAATAAAATTCCTTCATTTAAGAATAATCGCAAGAGTACGTTTAAACAGGCGTCTAAATTAGAAGTGTTCGGTAATAATAGACCAAAGAAAATTAAGATTATGAAGAGTAAGGAAAGTCAAGGCAAAAAAACAAAGAAAATAAAGATTAAACGTGAAAAGAAAGTTGTTGAAACTATTGATTTGAGTTCACTTTTCTAGAGAAAAGAAACCATTTCATGAGTTCACTTTTCTAGAGAAAAGAAACCATTTCATGAGTTCACTTTTCTAGAGAAAAGAAACCATTTCATGAGTTCACTTTTCTAGAAAAAAATGAATATTATTTATCATGGATTTAAAATCTTGAATATTGATTATGGATGACAATATTGAAGGTCATGTTATTGATTTGAAGGATAGAGGTGGCCCAAAGTCCAGATCATCAAGTCCGTCTGTTGTGAAATCGGATAAGTCTCCCTTACAGAAATTACCTAGGAAAGGTAGAGTTTTACCTACTGACAGTATACGTGATTTAAATTCTACAACAGAATTGATGGTCAAAATGGATCAAAACGCATCTCATTTTGAAGAGAGGAACAAAAAGGTTCATGCAAAACTTCTTACAAAGATTAGTGCTTTGGAAGAAGAGAATCGTAAATTAGATAAGAAAATTAAGAACAATAAAGACGATATTAAACATTTTCGTGGATTAATTGACAAAAATCGCAAACAAGTTGAAAAGGTATCATTTGTTTGTATTATTTCATAAAATCTCTTTACAATTATAAAAATAAGCGGAGAGTTCAAAAGAGACACGCTTGTCTCTTTACAATTATAAAAATAAGCGGAGAGTTCAAAAGAGACACGCTTGTCTCTTTACAATTATAAAAATAAGCGGAGAGTTCAAAAGAGACACGCTTGTCTCTTTACAATTATAAAATTCCAGCAAAAAGCTGAAAAGTGTTTTAGGGATTACCATACGAGTTGTACTCTTTGTCAAAATCGAATCGCTCCTTCTGTGTGAGGAGAAGTTGTCCCCCGCATTCGTCACACGTTGGTTCACAAAACTTGACACGTCCACAGTGTTCAACTGTGTAATAACGACCGCCAATAAGGTCAAAGTCATCATAAAAAGTTTCACACGTTGGGCATGTCATGTTGATACTGGTGAGTTCAAGCTTTTCGTAGACGGGATCATCCTCATCGATCTTAATCGGCTCCTCCTCATCAGGGGGGGAGCTTTAGAACGACTGAAAAAAGTTCTTCGAAGTCATCAAAATTTGTTCCAGTGACTTCGAGATACTCTTCATCGTCAAAGATCCACAAAGAGTATCTCATATAAACTTGGACATCATCGTCTGTCCACTGAATTTTGTACTTGGACTCGCCAGTGTGAACGTCAAGAAGTTCCACACAAACAGTTCCGTAATCTTCGAATCATTCACGAACAACGTATTTACCCCCAAGAGGGCTGAAAGTTGTCTTGTATGGTCTGTCGTAACGAAGCTCGTCAAAAGCAATCTTGCGTTCAACAACAGTTGGATACCTAGCATCGATTGCGTTTTTCACGCGTTTCGAATTTAGGTACAACGATTTCAGAGTTTTCGGATCATCAATGTACGTCGTCGAACTCAAAAAAACATCCATACTCAATAGGTTGGACATATTATTTTTATGTTTGATGAAATCTTATTTTTATCCCATTATTTTTTTTATAAATATTCGTTTATAAAAAAATAATATTACAGAACATCGTTATACGTCATGCTACCATTACATTATAAGAGTATAACCCCTTAGTTGGAATCGAACCAACGCAAACGGCTTCAAATGCGATTGAATTGTTGAAAATGTTCTTACAATACCTTTATATAGTATTTTTTTTTATAAAAGTACAGGTCTCTGTGTTTTTTTAGACTAGGACACACTTGTGTGTGCTACCTAGTGTAGGATTTGAACCTACCAGAGCATAGCTCGTTTGTTTTCCAGACAAAATTTTTTACCAATTGAATTGCGGTAAAAGACCCTTTGTTCAAGACACACAAGTGTATTTAATTTAATTTAATATATAAACATTATCCAATTGCTGTTTGTGTCTTGTTTTATAAAAATAGTAAAAAACTCTGATAAAATCAAAAATCATTTTTTTTTTTTTGCAATATATCTTTATAAAAAAATTGTTGTTTTATAAAGTATTTAATACAGAACACGTTAACAATACTCGCCTTACCATTAGGCAATTTCCCCTCATTAAAATGGGGAAATTAGGAATCGAACCTAAATTTAATATTTGTAAATTATTTGCTGCTAATGTTCAAATGTTACTTTATTTACCTTTGCGTATTTTAAGATAACGCTTTTAACATGCTAAACTCTGTTAATGTTAAACCAACACAACCTTCCCACCTTCCATTGGAAGGAAGGAATGGTCATTTGAGAATCGAACTCATAACGGATGCTTGCTGCAAGAGTTTAATTTACATTATCTAATAATAACATAAAAATGTTGACGCTTTAAAGCTGCTGAACTCATATATTGTTACCAATAAAATTTATAGAATTTTCTAGTTTAAGTTCACATATATTATGATTATTATCTCTTTAAGTTGTTTTTTGAGATTGATGATATTAAAAATATAAGGTATATTATATGGACAAGAATTATCTTAAAATTGCTGTTTCATATTTGGAAAAGTACAATGTTAAATGTATGTCTTGGCAAGATGTAATGAAAAATGACAAGATACCAATGGATATAAAATATTACATCAATGGAAGTCGGTATTTATATATGAATACAATAATTAAAAGGATGAATAGATTAAGTTGTAAGTGTTTAGATATTTACCCAACTGGCTCTTTAAAATTAACAAGTGACAAAGATATTCAAATTTGATTAAATATTAACAAGTGTAATAGCGTAAAATTATTGAAAGATTTAATAACTAAAATTTTTGATGTTATTAAAAGAGCTAACAAAGGTTGGAATAGTAAAAACTTCGAATATTTATTAGATATTCATTTTTATCCACCAATATTGCTTAATTTCATAGAGTTGAAACAAAAAAGTAAACGAACAAAATATATCCGTGTTGTAGCAAAATCAGGAAAATACAAAAAATATAATTTTTATACCTCAAATTAAAACACCAGAATTAGTAAAAGATTTTCAAAAAAAAGAACTCGCCAAATTGAAAACCAAAATAAAAGAAAACACTTCACTATATTACACAAAATACATTAACGATGTTGCTACCTGTTTATACACAATAATTGAATGTTACAAAGGAAATATAAAATTAACAGACCAAGAATTCAACAACTACCTACATTGTCTCACAAAATATAACAATATAGGACCAGAAATGTACCGTACAATATCTAGTATTATTATAGTTGTGTTGCATCTACAAATGGGTAATAAATTATCCAAAAAAATATTACAAGCTCTAGCACCAGTTTCATATAAAGAAAATAAATGTTGTATAAAAAATCTAAGAAACAAAAATATAAAGATCGATATGAATATTGTCAAAAATTTATGTAAGTATTGATAATTGTTTTTATCTTTATAATTATATATGAAGTTAGTTTGTCTAAGTGATGATTATGTTGATTACTTATTCGATAATTTAGAAAGAATGTATTACCCATTCAAAAATGACGGTTTCAATATGTCCTTTGCAAAAATTGACAATCAAAGAGAACTATACACTTTCCGTAATGTTATTACTTTCAAATCTTTATACAATAAAAATAACAACAAAGGCAAAAGATATGTTCCTGGCGTTGAACCAAAACAAAATGCTTTAGCTAACGATTTTTATGTTGAATCTGATTTTTCAAACAGTTTTATTTGGAGTTGGAAATATTTCTATGAAGTTTATATCTTTTTTGTCGGAAACTTACAAGAGGACGGACATATTAAAATCGACAGAAAAGTAAAACCGGAAGCACTATTGAACCCATATTATATTTATAATTTACCAAAACGTTACAGAGAAAGTTTTCCAACTGGTGCAAGACTTATGAAAAGAGAAGATTTCAGAATATACAATATCAAAGGAAAACTATTCATAATGGACAGTATGATCAACACACTCTCCGAAATAAAAGTTGAAAAAGACAAAATTATGCTAAGTGGTCGCAAAATGGCTAAATACCAAGGTATATGCGAATATGATGAAGAAAAAGAAGCAGAAAATAAAGAAAAAGGTATTGAAAAATATTACAAAATTTTCGAAAAAAATTGGTCATTATACAAATTCTCTTTTGTCGATAAAAAACCAACATTCTATTTTTTCCACGATTACACAAACAAAGGATTAGAATCTGTCAGCTATAACAGAGAAGGCTGCCAAAAATCACTCTTAATAAAATATAAAGGAGATCCAGTACCTTATGACAATAACGCTTTCGCCAGATTTTCTTTCGGATCAACAACCTTAATGGATGGAGATTATTGCTATGGAGTTGGTCACACAAAATTCTTATTAAAAAAACCAAAATCTGAAATAGAAAAGAAATTCGATAGGTTAAAAGAAATGACCAAAGTTATCCATACTGAAATGAGGAAAATATTCAAATCTAAATACAAAGTACATCGCGAAAAAATGTACGGTTACTACTTCTTCAGATATAACGCAAAGAAAAAAGAATTTCTAATCTCAAATACCTTTATTCCCCTTATCATGTGTAATGATTATATTTTCTCCCTATGTTTTCCAATGAGTATTGTAAATAAACATAGACATTTTTATGTCAGTATGGGATATGGTGATTATACAAATGTTATGGCCAAATATACTAAGGAAGAAATTGATAAAAGTTTAGTTCATGATGTGGAAAACTTTAAATTATCAACATATAAAGTAACTGTTACATATGAATAAATCTATAAACAATTAAAATCTTTGTAAAATTATATGTCAAATCAGTTTGAGGATTTGAGAAATAATATTTTAAATTATGACTTCACTGTATTGTGTCTAGATATTGGAGGAGGAGGAATAAAAATGGGAGTTTATAAAATCAATCCTATTGTAAGAATACCTTTATTGATATCCACTGTTAAACAATTTTCAATAAAAGGTGAAAAAACTTTGGAAAATGTTTTTGAACATTTCCAAAAGAAAATAAAGAACACAACAAAATTTGATTTCGTTTGTACAAGTATGGCTAGCACAGAAAAAATATTCGATAATTGGAGATTAATGACAAAAAATAATAAAATTAAAATAAAAAATGTTATTTCAAATGTTTTTGAAAAAAAATATGGATTGAAATATTTCGAAAAAAATGATATATTCTGCCACTCATTAGCTTGCCGATCCGTTTCTGGAATTCTTGACAAAAAAATATCCAGCGTGACTTTCGTCTTCGGTACATCACCATCATTAATTGTTATTAATGAAAATGGAGAAAAAGTCGAAAAATCTGGTGGATTAATCAAAAACAGAGAATATCTATGGCAAACTTTCCTCAACGAAGATCTTGGATCTAAATCATGTACAGAATACCCCCCAAAAAACAACAAAAATCGTAGCAGCTCCTTAGACAACTGGATCAAAGAAAATAAATATTACTTCTTCAAAATCTGGAACAAACTTCTAAAACCAATATTCATATCAAATGGAAACAAATACTTAAATGGATGGACCGGAAAAGCACCAAAATTCATCTTCCTCTCCGGCGGAATGTCACAATACAGATTAGCAGGATATGTAGGTTTAATGAACAACTGGTTACAAGCCAGCTCAGATAACTACAAAAACACACAAATAATTTTAGCACCAAGATACAGCGGACTAATGGGTGCCGCATGCCTACCTTTTACACCATTATAAACACTTACTCCGATATTTTTTTTTGAATCAACCAATTCAAAAAAAATTATAAAAGGTTTAGAACACTTTATGCTTTCTTAAATAACAAAATCCAATATTTGTATTGTGAATAAATTGCTGTAAGTGTTCAACAAAATAAATGTCGAATGTATTTGCGTATATAAACCACGCGTCTAGTATTTTACCGAACTCATTAATGTTAAATTGACCCCTTAGACCACTCGGACACCACACATAACAGTGTGGACAGGATTCGAACCTGTGCATCCAGAAGGATATCAGCTTTCAATGCTACTAACGAAAAATTTGCTGTTAAAGTTCATTTACTAAAACTAAACATATAATATATGTATTATGTTTTTAAGTAGTTTTAGTTTATCTTAAAAATATTGTTGATAATATTATATGAAGGTTGTTATTATTGGTGGTGGACAATCTGGCTTAGTTACTTGTAAAACATTTGTTGAGAGTGGTTATGATGTTGTCGTTTTAGAAAAAAGTGATAAAAATGGTTTATTTAATAATGTACTGGAAAAAGAGATGTTTAAATGGTCATCATCAAAATTTGTTTCAGGATTTTCTGATTTTCCAATTCCAAAAGATTACCCAATTTGGATGAACTTTACACAATATGTTGAATATCTACAAATGTATAAAAGGAAATTCAATTTGGATAATTATATTTTATACAATTCCGAAGTAATAAATATAACAAAAGTTCACAATAATTGTAAAGAAAATTGGGAAGTTACTTTTAAGAGAGAAGAAACAAGTATAATCAAATGTGATAAACTCATTATTTCAACCGGATTAAACAGTTCGCCAAAATATATAGAACTAGTCGGATATACTGGTGATGTTATTCACACTGATACTGTTTATAAAAAAATGAACAGATACGACTGGAAATATGCTTTTAGTGGAAAAAAAGTTCTACTCATAGGTGGCGGAAAATCTGCTCTAGATGTTGGTCATGTTATTTTAGACTACACAAACGATCTGTACTACACAACAAAACGATATATTGAATGGTTTCCAGATTGGGGATTAGATAAGGATTATATAAAAGAAAACAAAACTTGTGCTGAAGAATTTCTCTTTGGAATAGAAGCTGAATACCCATCAGATACACATTTGAGCTATCTAGAATATTCGTTACCAACACCAATGTCAGGATTTTGGCATTTATTTGGTAGAAAAATTCTAGTTAATATGTACCAAGGTTCTAATATAAAATGCGTTCATAATCATCACAAACTCTGCGAAATAAATGAAACACCAGATAATCTATTTGGGAAATATGTAGTTAAAAGAACACCTTTTATGTGTGATCTTCATAATGGAAAAGCAAAAGTTGTTTATTACCCTGCGAGATTTGACGGAAAAACTATTATTTGTGAAAATGGAGAAACAATCGAAAATGTCGATGTTATTGTTTTGGGAACCGGATATGAAATGAACATACCTTTCATCGAAGATTTCTATTACGAAGATTTAACAAAGAAGGTTCTATCAAAGAAAGACGATAGTATAGCTTTTGTGGGTTATGTTCGTCCAACAATGGGAAGTATAGCGAATACTGCGGAAATGCAATCTTGGTGGCTAGCTGAATATTTCAAAGGAACATTAAAACCTAAATATCGTAATTTTAGTTGGGCTAGACCAGAAGATCCATTAAATGTATCAAAACATGTTGTTATTGGAAATTATTATATGAGAGATTTGGCAATGGATATGAAAATTCATCCAGATATGTACAAGATGTTTTTCACTGATTTTAAATTATGGACAAGAGTAATTCACTCCACAATTCATCCAATGCTGTTTAGACTTTCTGGAAAAAAAGCTTTTGAAGGAAGTCGAAAAATGTATCTTGAAAATTTTCCGAATATTGCTAAAAAAGAATTTTACATGTATTATATTATGTTTATCATTTTTCATATTATTTATATACTAGGTATAGCACTTGTTGCTTATTGTATCACAAAACTTATAAACTGGAAATGGAAAAAAATGTACAAAACAAAAATCGGAAAACTCACATTCTTCATCATTTTCGGAATCTTATTAACACTCTCTTATTCAAAAGCCTATTAAGCAACAGACTTTTTATTAGATAACCTTATATAATACCTGAATTTATAAAGTTTCTTCTCATTCTTATCCACAAACTTCCTATACATTTCATCCCATATATCGGACCATTCTCCCTTAGAATAATTACTCATTTTTAACACATAATTACTAGTTGATATATATGGTCTCCTCATTGTTTTACCTCCAGAAATAAAAAAAACCATATCCAAAACATTTTGATGCATCACCCACTCATAACTATCGCAACTAAATTCCATAAACCATTTGAAGCCTTCCCATGGATTAAGTCCAGATAAATTCATGAAATTACCAACTACCATAAGTCGGTTAATATGATGTAAATATCCAGTAGAAAATGCGGTTTTAATTGCATCATCAACTGGAGGAATTCCCAAAGTTCCATCATACCAACTCTTTGTTAATTTCTTTGAGTTTCCAAAATAGTTAAGATTTTTGAAATCAAAATAGATATAACAATATCTCTGATACTCTCTCCAGAAAAGTTGTCGAATATATCCTTCATAACTATTCATTGGTATTGGTTTATCCTTTCTATACTTTTCCATAACTTCAATAATATCAATTGGATTAAGTAATCCAATATTAATTGTTGCTGCTAAAACAGAATGGAATAAATATTCATTGTCTTTATCAATATAATCTTGATATGGGCCGAATTTATTGAATTTACATTTAATAAAATTATCTAACCATTTCTTTGCACTTTTGTGTGTAATCGGAAAATGAAAATTATCACAATTTCCATAATTATTTGGGAATTCCTTCTCAACTCTTTTCTTTGCATCTATTAAATAAGTGTTTTCTGGTTTAGTCATTTTTGGGAGTGGTGGAATTTTCATACCTTTAGGCATCTTCTTTCTGTTGTCTTTATCTTGTGACTTAACATTTGGAATAACATTAATAATCTTCTTTCCCCACATATAAAAGGCATTAAAAAAGAATTTATCAGTTTTCTTCCTATACTTTGTATAATCTTCTTCTGTTAATAAGAAATTAGGTGATTCATAAATTTCCAAATTATTATTCGGAAATTTTATTTTATCAATTGGATCAAAAATTGTGTATTTACCTTTTAATGTGAACTTTTCGTTGTGTCTAATATACCGAACTGTATATTTTGCTTGTTTGAGATAATCTTTGTAATAACTCATAGAAGCAATATGTAACATTAATCTTTTTTTATTGTATTTCCATTTTGTGAAATATTGAGGGTGTTCCCAAAGAGTTATTGTTGTTCCTTTTGGCTTTGGTAACTCTTTTTTGTCAAAAAGTTGATGTGGTAAAATAAATAAATTAGTCATGAATTATAATATTATATAGTTTTTATTCCGCTTCGATTTCTCGAACTCTAGCAAAAAACTGATCATAATCAATTTTCTTAATCATCGGATCAGAATACCTATATTTACTAGCATCCAAAACATTAATCTTAAACTTCTCTGGAAAATACTCAGGAAACTCTTCAATGAGAGTTTCATACTTTTTGGGGAGAAATTCATAAACTTTTCGTGGCAATAGTACACAAGCGTGTTCAATAGGTGTTGCTGGGTTTCCAATATCGAATTGAATTTTGTTCAAATTCTTGATTTTGATCTTGTTCGTCTTAATCAAATCATAAACATCAGATGGCAACGGTGCTACATCATACTTTGAATGGAAAACCCATGAAGGACAACCAAACGTAGTGTAATAAGCATTGAACATCAACGTGATAAAAATAGTGTAAAAAATATAAAAAAGATTGTAAAACAATATTTGAAAGATAAAACACGACCATATTGGTACAGACGAGATATAAAACTTCCAGATAAGAAAACTTGTTTGGAAGAAGGTGGTAATTGTCCTCGGACAAATTAAAAACCATTAGCTTAAATGTTATTGTATTTGTTTTTATATTTTTTTTTTTTGGGAAAATTTTGTCCCATTTATTATAAAACAGGTGTAATATAATCATAATTAATTATAATATGATTATCTATACATTTTTTGTCTATTTTATGTTTTTTTATTAAATGTTCTTTTATGTTTCTTTTATTCTTAAATGTAAAATCACATAATCCACATTGATATTTTTTGTTTATTTTACAAACATTATGACTTGTGTGATATTCATAATTTTTTTATACTTAAATTCCTTACCACAATTTTCACATTCAAACATGTATATGAAATATACAAATATATTTTTATATAATTTACCAAAGAATCAATCGGTCTTATCTTGTGAAGGTTAAAAAAAACGACTCAATAAAATCAAAATATATCATAAAATGATGTTAATATAATTTGGTAAAATCCATTTACCAAAAAATCAATCGGTAATTTCAAAAATATATTTTCATGTGTAAAACTTTTTTTTTTAAAATATAAAAAATTAAAAAATAATTTTGGAAAAATATTGTAAAAGTTCTGGGTCTCGAAATATATTTTTAAAATCACCGATTGATTTTTTGGTAAGCAATATTTTACAATTATTTTTAACATTATATCTTGTATGTATAAAAAATATAGTTATTCATTTTTTTTACATTATCAAGTTAACACCGATTGATTTTTTGGTAAGCAATATTTTACAATTATTTTTAACATTATATCTTGTATGCATAAAAATATAGTTATTCGTTTTTTTTTACATTATCAAGTTACCACCGATTGATTTTTTGGTAAGTAATATTTTACAATTTTCTAACACATGTCTATTCAAACTTGAATTACATGTAAATTTGTTTCCACAAAATGTACATTCAATGTCGTCACTTTTATATTTTTTATTTTTCAAAATATAATTTTCATATTCATTTTCGTGTATTGAATGTTTATTAATCAAATGTATTTTTAATCCATATTTGTTTTTATAATACATTTTACATAACTTACAATTAAATTTATTATTTCTATGACAAACACTATTTTTAATATGATAGTTGTAATTTTTTTTTATATTTAAATTCTCTCCCACAATTTTCACATTCGAACATATATAATTAATTATATTATAAATATTTCAAATTATTAACCAAAGTAGAGTATCACAACTTAAAAGTATTTTGACATAAAATAATATATGTCACAAGAAGAGTTAATACAAAACTTGCGAGATGAGGTGAAAAGATTAACTGAGGAGATTTCTGAATTAGATGAGACTGTTCAAAAATACAAATCGAAATATCACAAGAAGCGTCCTCCAAAAGATATTTTGGATGAATATCACAGATTGAGTGCAATGAAAAAAAATCTTTCTGAAAAGGAACATGATCTAAGTAAGATTGATAAAATGTTGAAGAGTGGTAAAAGGGTGAGAACACTTTATAACATTTGTGCGATGTGTGGATCTGAAAAGAGATTGGATACCAAACAAGTTCGTGGAAAATGTATAGAAAAGATGAGGGATGACATTTTGGAAATAGCTTATTGTGATGAAGAGAGTCGAGAGATCAGGACTGAGTTGTTTAAGAAAAACAGCCCACTTGAAGCGGAAGAGCTTTTACAGAAGTTGAAAGCTGATGTTGTTTTTGATATGCATAATGTTTTGGATATTTTACCACATGATGAAACATTATTTGACTCTAAATATAATAAGAGATTGGTTTGTTGTTCATATGTTGGTGCTGAATCTTATGGATTGAGAACTAGAACATTGGCTGATATTAAACGAAGAATCAAAAGTGGACAGATTCATTGGGGGGCTTTGGTTTTCAGGAGGGAACACGGAAATGGAGAGTATCATAAGAGGGGATCTAAAGCTTGGCTTTGTAAGCAAACTGGGGCAAAACATTTTATTGATGATGGAATTGATCATGTTGAATCTGTTGAGTCGTTGAATACAGGTATTAAAGTTTATTGGGTTCAGAAGCCATATGAGGTGAATGTTGATAAACAGATGAGTATCATGCGAAATAATTTTGAGACAAAATTAAATGCTTAAATGTATGATTGTTTACAAATCTTTATAAAATTTTTTATTATTACTTCTGAATGTTGTAGACCTTCAGGGTGAAATTGAACGCCATATCTTTTTAGTTTATATGATTCAATAGATTGGATAACTCCATCATTCGGATCTATAGATGTAACAACAAAACCTTTTGGGCAGGTGATAACATTATCTTTGTGAGATTGTATAACTACCATATTTTTCTCATGATTAAATAATCTTGATTGACTGCCTTTTTCTAAGACTTTAATTCTTGATATTTCATTTTTTTCTCTTCCCATACTCTTTATCTTTCCACCATAATAATAAGACATAACTTGGAATCCAAAACATATTCCCAAGATTGGAATATTTTTGAAGTGTTCAAGAATTCTTATGTTTTTGTTTGTTTTTGAAATACTGTCTTTACTTAAACAAAGTGGGCCACCACTTAATATAATTCCTTCTATTCTGTATTGATCTGAGTTACAAATAACTTCATCAACTTCATCCCAATCGGATAAAACGCGACATTGAACAAAAAATTTATTAACAACATTTATCAACATTGGTGTCATATAAGCTTTAGCTAAATTTTTTGTATTATCAATGATAAGATACATTGGACTATCTTATCATATATATTTTTGATGAGTCACCCCGATTTAAAAAAATGTAAAGAGTTATCTTTGATGATATTGAACTTTTTATTTATTTTAATAAATTTATTTAACTATATTGATCGTGGATTTATTTCAAGTTTGGATACAACTTTTGTTGAACAATACAACATTACCGATACAACGAGTGGTTTCATTAATTCTTCTTTTATTATTGGTTATTTGGTTTTCTCACCTTTGTTTTCCATATTGGTTAAAAAATATAATAAAATCATTTTGATCTTTATTGGTTTAACAATTTGGGCTGGATTTAATATTTTGAATTCGTTTTTTGATAATATTTATGTTTTTATTATTTTGAGATCATTTATTGGTGTTGGTGAGGCTTCTTATGGAACAATTGTGCCAACATTGGTTGATAAGTTGAGTAATGACAAAACGAGATCTATTATGTTGGCTTCGTACTTTTTAGCGATGCCTTTGGGATTCGCATTGGGTTTCATAATTAGTGGGTTTTTGAGACAATATATTGATTGGCATTATTTGTTTTTGATTGAAGGTTGTTGTGTGATGATTTTGAATTTCTTCTTACTTTGTTTTGTTAAAAAGATAAAGAATTATGAGGAAGCAAAACATATTCAAGAGCTGTCTGATCCTTTGGTTGATATAGAGAGTTATGATTCTCTTAATACTGTTTGTTATGTGGATAGTTTGAGTTTGAAGGAAAAAGTTTTGAAAGTTGTTTGTAATCGTCATTTTATGATTTTCCAGTTTGGATATATTTTTTACACTTTCCTAATTGGTTCTTTCTCTTATTGGGGTCCCGGTTACATGGTTGACTTTTATAACTATTCGGTGACAGATGCAAATTATGTATTTGGTGGTTTTACAGTTGGTTCGGGAATTATTGGTTCTTTATCAGGTGGAATCCTTTTGGATTTCTTAAAGAACAAATATGGAAATACAAGCAACAAGATGATTAAAATCAGATTGGGAAATATGCTTATTTTAAGTTGTCTAGTTATTGGTTATGTTTGTTGTTCTATTATATTTTTGATTAAGGATGTTACTTTGTTTTTCTGTTTATTTGCCATAGCAGAATTGTGTTTGTTTGTATTAGTTGGTCCAATTAATTCAATTCTGTTATGGTCACTTGAGAGTAAAAGATATACAGATAAACTTAACAATGAAATAAAAGTAATTGGATCAGCCTTGTCTATTTGTTTGATTCATTTATTGGGAGATGTTCCCTCACCAATTCTAACAGGTTATATTTATGATCATACTGAAAATTGGAACTTAACTTTCTTCATCATCAGTCAGTTCCTTATTTTAGGTATTGGATCTTGGATTGTTACTTTATTTATTAAACCTTATGTTACCGTGTAGCGGTTACCATATAGTGGTAACCATGTAGCGGTTACCATATAGTGGTAACCATGTAGCGGTTACCATATAGTGGTAACCATGTAGCGGTTAAATAATTAAGGTGGCGGTTGAGAAGCGCTGCTTGCAGAAGCACCAGAGCCATTTGTTTGGTCGAATAGCCAGTAGTTTTCTCCACAATTTCTTGGTAAAGTTGCAATGGTTGGGTTATAACTTGGTTGGGGGTATACATATTGAGCTGCCCAAGTTTCGCCGGGGCATTCTGAGGTGTCTTTAACATCTGGTTGGTAAATTCCTAAACTATCCCAGTCATTTGCTTTGGGTGTACATGGCCATGTATTTACGCAATAAGGTTGGTTAGGAAGTCTTGACCATTTATTTCTAATGACTGCTGGTTCTATATAAGGGTCACTGTCTCCTTTGATGTAGCTGAAACTTTCTGAGCCGTCTGCAAATCCTCCACAGGTTTGTACATCATTCTTTCTATTTTGAGAATTGATAATTAAAGTTGAATTCTCAATGCTTATGCTATTTATATAAAGGTATTCTACAGGTGATGGTACAGGGTAATCTATTCCACTTGTGCTAATAACATCATTTCCAGTTGGGATGACATTCATTGGGGTTGGAATAAGTTGTTCCTTTGATGGAGTACCTATATTGTAGTAAGGGAAAATAAGGTTTTTGTTGTTACTTCTTTTTTTTGGTAGGATATAATCTTTTCTAACATATTTGATGAGATTGACATCTAATTTGACTTGGAAATAGTTTTTTTTGTCCCAAACAAAAAGTTCGTAGTTGAATTGTTTATTTCCTTTTTCATCTTCTTTAATTTTGATATCTCCATAACCAGAATAATTAAAGTTAAATTTACACTGTTTATTGAGATTGTCTATAACAATTTTTGTAACTTGGTTCATTTCATCTTTTAAAAATTTGTCCGTTGTATTCCAAATATATTTTGTTTCTTTACATTTTCCTTTTAATTTTTGCTGATTACTAGTGAATTTACTGAGATCTTTTACTAATCTTTTATACATAAATTCTGTGTAATTTTCTTTTGAAAAATCTGGTATATCAATTGTAGATAAGGGGACATCAGATATATTTATGCTTGTGGGATTTCTTCTTGTAATAACATTAATGAAATTTTTGACACTTCCATCGAACATTTTTCCATTAACATTTCTTTCTTTATCAACCATTCCTTTTTGGAAAAATAACAAACCAACCATAATAACAACAAATATGACAAATATCCTTGTTGGGTTCATACTATAATATAATATAACAGATATTATATTATATTTGTTACATAAAAAAAAAGATCATACCTATATTAACAATGAATAATACAGAGACAGTTACTATTTGTGGTCATTGCTACTACGAAAAAATAATGACTCAAAAAGGATTGGTATCATTCGATTTCCCTAAAAAATATCAAATTGTATTTGACTGGATCTCCCATAATCACCGAACCCTAAGAAATTGCTACAACTTCAACTCATAACAATTTGACCAGTTTCGCCCAAAGGACGAAGACTGAGCCGAGGACACCACCGCTTCGCTTCGTACGTGAGTTGACTGGCAAGTCCCTTTATTTGAGAGAAATCTTCTTTTTCTTCTTAGTTTTCTTCTCACTAGAATATTTGATTTTATGTTCACCCATTATACTATCATATTCTATAATAGGCATATCTAAAATTTTTTCCAAGATTGAATCGTATGCAATATACTTCTTAAAATTAATCTTGTTTTTCTCAATGAGATCAACAAGTTGAGTCAATATTTCCTCTGGAAATGTTTCATATTTCCTAGAAACATATTCATTTAGCTTCTGTTTCTTTGTCTCCAAATCTAATTTTTTCCAATCAATTAACTTACTCTTATCTTTCACTATGTTGAAAATTCCTGTTCCAGTCAAGATGTCAATATCATTCTCTTGAACAGTTTGGACTTGTTTAATAACCTTTCCTTTGGCTTCATCTTTTTTAATTTTTTCATAACATTTTCTATTAATTTTTCCTCTAATAATATTAGTTTCGATATCATCCCTTTTTGTAGACTTCTTTATAACGACTTCTTTATCTAAATCTTCATAATTGTAACCACCTAATTTAAATTCACTAAGTGTGATATCCTTAATTTTATTAGAAATAACATCAAGATAATTTTGTACATTAATAATTTCCATGTTGTACTATATTATAATATAGATCATAATCTATTTAAGCTAAAATCATTTTTTCTATTTCATTAACAAAATATACTAAGTAACTTTTTTCAAATTTGCTAAAATATTTTTCATTATGATATTCATTGATATCCTATTTTTCACAACAAAATCTGTATTCATTATGTCAATTTTATCCTCAATCATTTTATTCTCATAAGCAACTGATGATGCATATTTATTTTTATCAAGAACATATGAATATTTACCCCAATTCCACCCTTCCGGTTTCGGAATTTTATGATCAATCATCTTCAAATAAACGATTTTCATTGAAAATTTAGAATTTTTCTTGTTGAATTCACATTGAATATTTCCGGATGACATATTATCCTCATAATAGCTATTAAGATCTTTGGTAAACATAAGTTTCTTGTTTCCACCTTCTTTTGATAAATCACGGTAAAGTATATTTATACCTAAAAACCCAGTTTTTAATAAATTATTCGGATTTTTAAATAAATGGCTTGTTTTTACAAAAACAAGCAAATCACACTCCTTGTAATCACTGTTTTGTTGAACGGCACTATCAAATAAATCCTTGACACTGGAATTTGTAATAGTTGTAGATTCTTTTTTAATTCTTTTTCTTGGCTGTTCAATTTTTATTTTATTCTTTTTCATATTCTTCAAAATAACTTTGGTATTAATTATAGTAAAAACTTTACCATCTCTTACCAAATTTATTTTATTATCAATATGAGTATTAAAATCTTGATTAGTAATCCACTTACAAGTGAATATGGAATCAATTGCATAAATACAATCAATATCAACAGTATTAAAATATGTTCTCCATCTACTTTTCTTCAACGTGAAATCACTTTCCCGAGGAATATTCTTCAAATAAACAAACTTGAGAACGTATTTTTTGTACTCCTTTTTTGCTTCAAATAAAATATTATCTATTTTTTGGTTATATTCATAAAAGTTGTACAAAGTTGATGAATCTAAATTAATACAATCATTTCCTAATCCTTTTTTGTCTTTCAAATCAAGTAAATTAAAAAGTATAGATACTGTACACATACCAACTTTCGCATATTTATTTTCCTTTGCTGATTTATTATCTTTAAAATAAACAAAGATATGAACCAAGTTATTGTCCAAATCTAAATTCTCAATTTTATCAATAACATCAATCTCAGAATCTTCTCCGTCACTCAAAATATGTTGTGTAATTGGTACATTTTTGAAAATAGCAGGAATATTGCTTTTTGAACCAACAATTTTTATCGCTTTCCTCTTAACTGGCTTTCTAATTTTTATTGGCTTTTCACCTTTCTTTTTAATAACAATACTTATCCCATCGTTAAGGTTCGACATAAACAATAATTATTATAAGCAATTTTTTAAATCAAGAAATTTAAAAAATCAATTTTAGCACTTTATTAAGATAATAAAAGTTGGATGGTCAGTTCACATTCAACAAAAGTTGGTAATGCGAAATGAATCAGTTCACATTCAACAAAAGTTGGTAATGCGAAATGAATCAGTTCACATTCAACAAAAGTTGGTAATGCGAAGAGTTTCTCATAGTATTAAAATACAGATTCATCATATTCTTGTTAGAATATTCATCAATCGATTCTGATAAATAAAATCTGAAATTTTTACTACGATTTGTACAAACTGTAACTTTACAGGATTTTAGATCAAACTTTTTAAGTAAATAAATATTGATATTTACAGAGAAAATAGTATGAAAAGCAAATAATTCTAACATCGTTCCCCATCTTTCGGGGATATCTGTTTTGACAGTTTTCTTCTTTCCATTTACTGTCATTTCTGTTGTAATAAAATCAAAATCACCAGCATAAATACTGAAATACTTCTCATAATCTTCCAACGTTACAATACCTTCTTCGCCATGAACAAGTGGAATTAATTCAGCAACCGTCATATCAAATTTCGGGAAGATATAATTCTTATTTTCAAGAACCCAATCCTTCAACGTCAACTGAACCAATTCAGAAACATTATCCTCCTTATCAACATCAGAATCCATTATTGCTTTTATTTGATTGTAAATATCAGGTACTATTTCTGAAAAATTTTCCAAGTTTTTTATCAAATAAATTGCCATACATTTAAACATACAAGCACCATCACGATCAATTAATTCAATTTTGAATGTGTTCCTGTTCAAAGTTACAGAATCAAACTCATTTTTCAATTTTTCAATTTCATTTTCATATTTTTCACGATCGTTGTGATGCTTTTTCAAATGACAGAAATCAAGATTTCCTATACATTTTTTACCACACTCTTTAGAATTTTTTAGTAAAAATCTGCATTTACTCATTATACCTAATCAGTAAATAATTATTTATGTGAATTATAAAAATTCACTTTCAATGCGGGGGATATCCCCCACTGGCCCCCTTATCGCCTACGCGGATGTTTTTTGGAAGGGAGTTTATCGCTTAATAGCGCTTATTGTTTGGCGGAATTTTTTTTGGAAGGGGTTTGTTGCTTAATAGTGCTTATTGTTTGGCGGAATTTTTTTTGGAAGGGGTTTGTTGCTTAATAGTGCTTATTGTTTGGTGGATTTTTTTTTTGGAAGGGGTTTGTTGCTTAATAGTTCTTATTGTTTGTTGGATTTTTAGGGGTTGTTAGGCGGAAAAGGGGGCTAACGGGGTCGGACTTCTTCCGATAGACCTACGGTCTACACCCGTGTGTAGTCAGGAACACCATTAGCAACTACTTCGCGACATACTGGACATTTGTTGCTACATTTCGTTAACCATGTTTTAATACATTTCGCATGAAAAATATGTTTACACTTCAAAATAACAACTGATTCATCATCTTTGATACTTTCTAAACAAACAGTACATTTATGATCACCTTCCCCATCTCTTTCAATATCTCCCATTTTCTTACAATCTAATTCAGATAATTCTTGGTCAGTTAAAACCATTTTAACATCTTCTCCAACTTGTGTTCTTGGACCCATAAAACCATTCAATAAATTTGAATATGAACTCAATGGCACTGTTTGATAATGAATTGATCCCCTGGGAGTAGAATAACTATATGCATTATTTGTCATCAAATTCGAAAACTGATTTAATAATGATGAATAATAATTATTACCTCCCCAATTTAAATTACTTGTAGATCTTAATGGTCTACCCGCGGTACCTGCTGTACCTGTTGTACCTGTTGTACCTGCTGTACCTGCTATACCTGCTATACCTGTTGTACCTGTTGTACCTGCTGTACCTGTTGTACCTGTTGTACCTGCTGTACCTGCTATACCTGTTGTACCTGCTGTACCTGCTATACCTGCTGTACCTGTTGTACCTGCTATACCTGTTGTACCTGCTGTACCTGCTATACCTGTTGTACCTGTTGTACCTGCTATACCTGTTGTACCTGCTGTACCTGCTATACCTGTTGTACCTGCTATACCTGTTGTACCTGTTGTACCTACTGTACTTGCTGTGCTTGGTTGATTTGCTGTTTCGTTCACATTATCTGTACCTGTGTTGTTTGTGTTGTCTGTGTTTACACTAGTAGTTGGTGGATAAATTGGAGTGTCAATTGTAAATTCCATTGAATATGTATCATAAACTGGCTGGGCTGGCTGGGCTGATCTACCAAGCATTGAATTTATCAAATTATTATAAATGGTAGTTTCATCATTAATATTTACATCACCTGTTCCTGTTCCATTATTTAATCCATCATAAGCTCTATTTAATCTATCAACACTATTCAATAAATTATTCCTCAAGGTTCCCCTATTCATTCCATTATATCTTCTGATATTTTTGTCTAAATATTTCTGATAACTTTTGGCAATATATGAATCTTCCCTGTTTCTTAAATAATGAATGTATTTTTTAGCAAAAATAGGATCTTTATTTACAATTTTGTCATTTTCATCACGTAATCTTTCCTTTAAAATAAATTTAACATTATGTAAATCAGTAAAGATTGTATTTATTGGTGTTTTCATTTCAAATTCATTGGCTTTCTTAATTTCTTCACCAGATTTAATATCAATATTTTCCAAAACATAAATATGTAAATTAAAAGTATTTAATGCTAACTCTATAACATCTCCCAAAGGCAAATTTGGTTTAATCATTAATCTTTTAGTTGAATCGGCATAAGAAGCTCTAATTATATTCATATGATTATTATAAATATAATTTTTTTTTAAATCAAATGTTCCAACAAAATTTACAAGAATTTGTATATGAAAAACTATCGTCATTTTCGACAATTACATAATAAGGATCAACACCAGTAAAATCCAAAATATTTTTTGGATTCTTGCAACCAAAATTTTTAGTCAAATCACAATTAATATAATCAGTTCCTTCTTCACAAACTTCACAAACACCACCAATTATACTTTTTTTAAAACATCTACCTTTCAAATTACATTTCCTACACTTGTCCAAATTATTTTGCATCTCAAACATATTCAAACAATTCTTCTCATCACAATACTTCAAACACTTATCACGCCTTATTTTATACTTATCCGAAATAGCATAAATAGTAAAATGTTCCCTAGTATCAAACAAATAATAAACAATCACCAGAAAAACAATAATCAAAAATGCCACAAACATCTATAAACTAATAAAGATTAAAAACCCATCAACTTCGTGACAAGAAGTACCGTGACAAGAAGTACTTCGTTGATTTCATCAACTTCGTGACCAACACATCTTACAAAAATTCCTCGCGGGATTCTTCAAAGGAGTTCCCGTCTTATAACATCCATATCTATAATTACATCCCTTCTTATCACCACAATTAACACAAGCATTTACATCATCAGACCAACACATCCCTTTTTCCTCACAATCTAAACAATAATCATAAGTTATCTTTTGATCTCTAAACGCATTACAAACTTCTCCTTTACAATACTTCTTACAAAGATCCATCTCCTTACAAAAATCAGATTCATCCTCTTCCTCCTCAGCTATCAAAGACATTCTAGCCCTTCTCAAATCATCTTCTGTAACCTTAATATCAATTTTTCTTGTAAATTCTTTATGTCCAACTCTAGTGAAACCTTTATACACCTTTGTAAAAATATCCCTTCTGTAAATTACAAAAAAAATAAAAACAGAAATCATTATCAAAATTATTATAATTAAAGAATAAATTAATGGCCTCATCCTTATCTATTAATAGATACATAGATATTTTCTCCCTTTAATTAAATATCATACAATAAGCGTAGGGTTCAAAAGGGATATGCACTATCCCTTTAATTAAATATCATACAATAAGCGTAGGGTTCAAAAGGGATATGCACTATCCCTTTAATTAAATATCATACAATAAGCGTAGGGTTCAAAAGGGATAGGCACTATCCCTTTATAGGAGTTTTCTTTTAGCCAATACTCTTTCTAAAAGATCCGCTTTCAATTTGTACAATTCGAACCCATCCAACTCCAAAAAACGAATCATATTCTCAATATTAACTTTATTTGCAACCATTGTTTCTGGTAAAAGTTTAATACCACAACTTATATCAACTTCTCCTTCTAACCGTAATTTATCAATATATTCTCCTTTTGGAACTATTTTCATTACTCTGAAATTATCAGTATCATTAATTAAATTATATTTCTTTTCCAAAATCTTATTAATCACAATCTCATTCTTTGATACATTGAATTTTACTTGTTTTTCAGCAGAAAAATCGATACCAGTATTTGTATCAGACGGCATAAATATCCAACAATCTTGATTCATACTATAAAAAGTTTTCATTTTATCCTCATCTTTAGAAACCTGACCATCTTCATTAATCGATAAAGCAGAAATACAAAGGAATACATTATTCTTCAAATGAAATGGTAATAATTCTAAACTATTTTGATTCTCCAAATATACATCAGATCTCATCAAAATACAAACCTTATTTTTATAATGTTTCATTATGTAATCAAACATATAATTATAAGTAATTTCACTAATATCGTTAAATCCTGAATTAACAATTTCCATTTTGTCATTACACTCAAGTTTATCCATATCTTCTGTAGGTGTAAAAATAATTATTTTTTTAACATTATTTAACTGCATATTTTTTCTCATAGCTTCTAAATATACTTTATTTGTATACATCACAGTAAAAAGATAAATCTCATAACTATTTTTCTTTTTACGATTCAAATTTATCTCTATGTTTTCATTCAACATTATATATATTTAATTTTTCATATTAAAACCTCTTTAAATAAGTGCAATGAAGAACTAGCTTAAAAAGATTATGATAAATATGTTTCGTAAATGAATAAACACGAATATCAAAAAGAGGAAATGACTAACTTGTTGACAAAATTTAAAAATGATGAATTAAAAATGGACGAGTTAGTTGATCGGTTGTTGCTTAAAACACAACTTCCAAATAAACCTTATTTTAGAACTACTAAAAGCAGAGCTATTGCGCTTTATGGAATTAAACGTGATCCACTAGTTTTATATAGACATCAGTGGATGCGTTTGTCAAGAGTTTTTATGGGAGGAAAAGATTGTACCTTCAATAAGTTTTTCTTTAATGAAGAACGACGTGTTAAAAATCGGCAAGAAGAAGAAGTTGAACAAGAAGAAGTTGATGAATTTCTAAAAGGTGATGAAATGGAAAATATTGGGTAAATTTTTGTCCTAGAACGATGTCTAGGTTGTCTCTGGGAGTAACCTAAACGATGTCTAGGTTGTCTCTGGGAGTAACCTAAACGATGTCTAGGTTGTCCTGTTTTTCAACTTGAGAAAAAAAATTTATTTGTTGTATTTGTTTTTTTACTTTATTTTCATTAACTTTACTCGGTAAAGTTAATGAATTGTCTACTGTGTTTATTGTGTTTATTGTGTTTATTGTGTTTATTGTGTTTATTGTGTTTATTGTGTTTATTGTGTTTATTGTGTTTATTGTGTTTATTGTGTTTATTGTGTTAATATTATATTTTATATGTTTTTTAACATTATATGTTAAATGTGGAAGAACTTTTTTATTTAAAAATCGTTACCAATTTCGAAATCTTCTTTTTCTTTACCAACTCCAGATTTTGTATATTCTCCTACTCTCTTTTCAAAGAAGTTTGTTTTTGGTCTTAAAGAGATGTTTTCCATCCAATCAAATGGATTTTTCGTATTATATAATTTATCATAATCCAATTGTGATAAAAGTCTATCAGCAACAAATTCAATATATTGAGCCATCATCTCAGAATTCATACCAATCAATCTACATGGTAATGACTCAATAATGAATTCTTTTTCAATTTTAACCGCACCCCTAAAGATTTCATGAACAGTTGCTTGTGTTGGTTTCTTATTTTGTAATTTCTCCATTTCAACAGCAAAGTCAGTATGACATCCTTCATCTTTCGAAATTAATTCATTACTAAAACATAAACCAGGCATCAATCCTCTTTTTCTCAACCAAAAAATTGCGCAAAAACTTCCGGAAAAGAAAATACCTTCAACAACTGCAAAAGCAATCAATCTTACAGCATATGTCGTCTCCTTATCATCAATCCACCTCTTAGCCCATCTCGCCTTCTTTCCAACAGCTGGATAATTTTCGACCGCTTTAAATACTTTATCTTTCTCATCTGGATCTTTAATGTAAGTATCAATTAAAAGTGAATATGTTTCACCATGAATCGCCTCATTATAAATCTGATAAGCATAAAATGCCCTGGCCTCTGGAATATCTGTTGCAACCATAAAGTTAACAGCTAAATTTTCCATAACAACTCCATCACTTGCTGCAAAAAAACCGAGAACATACTTGATAAAATGCCTTTCGTCTTCTGTTAAAATATCTTCCCATTCTTTCAAATCTTGAGACAAATCTAACTCTTCAACAACCCAAAATGTACTTTGGGCTTTTTTAAACATATCCCATAATTTATGGTATTTGATGGGAAAAGTTACATATTTTTCAAATGTTGATTCACTAATACTATTTTCAGAACTCATTTTGTTATATTAAACTTAACATTTTTTTTTAAACTAGTTTTGAAAAAATCATTTTTTTCAAAATTACATAAAAAAATACTTTCAATAATACCAATGATGAATTATAATTATATTTTATTTTTCCTAGGTTTATTGACCATTATTTGGTCAATCGTTTTGTCACACAGTACAGAATGTGAATTATGTTTGGATTTAGTAGGTATAGTTCAAGCCCAAATGAAACTCTCAAATGCTTCAATTAATGTTATTGAAAAGGCTATGAATGCAACATGTCATATGATAATCATAAAACCGGAACGTCAAGAGTGTATTGAGATTGTGAATGAAATCTCTAATATCTCAAAATGGATTATTGATGGACTTTATCCAAAAGATATCTGTCAAAAACTTCATTTGTGTTCCAACACAACATTAATTTAAAAAACTGTTGTTATTAAAAGGCATGGATACTTTGTTCAAATCAAAAAGTATTAGTGAAAGTGATAAAGATCTTAAATGTTCTATGTGTGATAAATATATTAACACAGAATTAATTGATTCGGTATTTTATATTGATTTGGAGAAATTTGAATCGGAGAATGACAAACTTGGATATTTAGTTTGTGATCATTGTTGTGAAAAATTAATTAAAGGTTTTTATACTTACCAATTTGTTGATAGAGATTATGACCTTAGCATGTCACATTTTTGTAAATCCAGTTGTGACATTTGTTACAACACACTTTACGGAGAATGGTCAGAATGGGGAACCAAATATTATGGTTATATTTCAAACAACCACAACTATATTCTCTGTGAAAGCTGCTCAACACAAGTCAAAGAATAACATCAATCAACAAATTCCAATTTCTGATAAACATATTATCAGAAATTAATTAAACACAATATATATTTACTCCTTCTTTCCACGACCATACAAGAATCTTTCCATTCCTCTAACAGTCCTTGGATCAGAAAGCGTTGTTCCAACTTTCCTAATCAAAATACATCCACCCAAAATCAAAACAGCAGATCCAACAGCCCACCAACTCAAACTATTCTTCTCAGCCATATGTTGCCTAAAACCAACAGTGTCATTACTTTTATAAAAACGATGTCTTTTTAAGTTTGTTGAAATCTTTCAGGATAAATCTCCATCTCATAATCAATCCAATTTTTTTACTCATTTTTCGATTACAATCTCCACAAATTGGTCGCAAATTATCAACATCTGTTAATCCACCATAATAGAATGATTTAATATGTCCCACATAAAAATTAAATTTACATTTGTTAACATTTTTATCAATAAAAGATGTAATATTATTTACTCTACAAAAAGGACATAACAATTGTTTGTTAAAACATTTGTCTTCATAAACCCTAAAATATTCGATCATATAAATACATCTTTTCATTTTTTTAGTTATTGGTTCCCTTTCCAATTCTAACCATGCAAATTTATATTTGTTAATAATTTCTTCCTTAACAGCTCTTAATAATTCAGATAAAAATAATTTATGTTCATTGAAATTATTTTTATTAAATAAAGTTTTTAATAATTGAATTATATTAGGCCCATTTCTTTCAAACCTTTTAATATTGAAAGATACCGGAATTTTCATAATACAATAAACTACACACTCAGGAAACAATAAAATATTATTAAAAAAAAACTCTGGATCTGTCTTAAAATTAAAATCACGTATTGAATTTATTTTACGGGTATAAATAAGATATAATATAGTGAATAAAACAATTTCATATATTGATATCATGTTTTGCTAAATTTCTTAAAATATATAAAATATATAAAATTAGATTTTTATATTTTCATTTTTTTTTCTCAAAATCTCATCTCTACCTGAATCCCTCCACGTTTATAACCATTTTTCCCATAAAAAGATAAATAATCCTCTGAACAATTCAATATAATCTTATAACAATTATTTTGTATGGCAAATTGTTTAGCATATCCCAATAATAACCCAGCTAACCCTTTTCCCCTATGTTGTGAATCAACAACGACATCTTCAATATGACAAACACTCTCCATACCCCTTATAAACTTGGGTTCAACTAAACATGTAAGTGTTGCACTAATCACACCATTGTCTTCAATAACAAAAATTTTATGAAATTTATTTTGATTTATTATTTCAATTTGCTCAATAAACTCTTCTTCTGTGTGATTGTCACTAACTTTCGTCAACTGAGCCAATAAATCAAAATAACCTTTATAATAATCTTCTTTTTCCAATTCACGAATCATTTATTCTAACAGAGAAAGTAATTTATCAATTTTTCCTACTATAATCCCATATCATCAACCATTGAGCAACAGCTACACAAACAATCAAAACAACTGCTGATATTGTCCACCCTAACGCATCATTCCTATCAACTATACTATACATAACTTCCAATGAATTATTCCTATTATAATAACCACCAAAAGACCCATTAATTTCTGGAAACTTATCCAAAAATTTATCTAAACAATCCATATCATTCATTTCACAACTTTCACCAAACATCGAACTCACCAGCTCAAAATTACTATCAAAATATGATACTAAAACAATTGGTTCATAACATTCACCACAAATAGTAGAACAAATTTCTCCATTAAAAACACATTCTCCTTCCATATTTGTACCCTTCAATTCTAAACAATTTTCACCTTCTATATCAATAACTTTGGTACATCCTCCAATAAAACAACAATCCAATGAGCCTTCATCTTTAGCATCAACAATCATATCTGTAAATACCCAATTACTCTCCCTAATAATTTCATCCCACATTGCTAAATAAAATGCCAAAACAAACCATCCAAACAAAACTATCATAACAGCATTTGTCCATATAATATTACACTTCAAGTTAATAATCGATCTAAAACTTTTATCCTTTAATACCCTGAAAACATAAACTAATGGAACTGTAATTAAAACACTAAATACAATAATTAAAGCCAATGTAACTAACCACAAAAAAACACCCTCCTCATCAACCTCTTCTATCCCATTATCGCAAATATATCTACTTTCATTAAAACCATAATTATGACATATCATTGGATTATCAATACTTACAGAAGTATTCATCCCCATAACACCTTTAAACCCTTCATTTTCTGTACAAACCATTTTGGAATATGTAGAATTAATAACAGATATATAATCAATATCTGAACAATTTGAAGAAAAATAATCAACAAATCCACCAAAAGAATAATTCTCATTCCCGCACATAGTCTGATTACCCTCAAAAATATAATGAAAAAACAAACTATTATTCAAACTACTCATATCAACATAACTACCACTTTTATCCAACAAAACATAAATATTTGTCCCACAATTCCCTCCATTAAACATACCATTTACTTTATCCAAAGCCGAATCAACATCAGAATTACTTATCTGAGACACTGAAATCCCATTAACATAACTTCTCAAATAACCCAAATTATCAGTTGTTCCCTGTACAAGTGACGCATTTTCATACAACCTAGCAAAAGAAGAATAATCAACAATTGTCACATAATCATTGATCGACAAAGAATACAAAAATTCATCTACAACCTTCTTCATTCTCATTAGTACCAGTTCACCATCATCTGAATAAGAAGTATCCATCAATATAACAATATTTTTTCTACCAGTTACAGCAGAAACATACCATGGTTGAATCTCATAATTATAACAATCCGTTAAATTAATTGGATCAAAATAAGGATAAACAGCATACAATCTATCATTACTAGCAAAATATTGCCAAACAATTTCATCCAAATTTGATTTCCAATTATTTATCTGAGTACTAATAACACACATATCCTCATTGGACTCATCTCTTGATCTAAATAATATTCTATTTTCATCAATATCATTAATCAAATTTGTACCATTATGGATACAATTTCCATTATAATTATCAAAAGCTTCTTCAAGACTTGAAACAGAATTTGTCAAAATATTTGTGATTGATTTGGTACCAACAATCAGCGAAAATAATATTGTAATTATAAATTTCATCTTATAAAAAAAAGTTATGAAATCTTTAAATTAACTTGAGAGATTACTACTTTTTATGACAAATGAAACTTTTGTCTTTTTTATTTTCTTTGATGGTAATGTCGGTAGATGGTTTTCGTGTAGTTACATGGTACAATGGTGATTTAGATGGTGTTAGTCAGATTCCATTTGATAAATATACTCATATTGTTGTAGGTTCAGCTAAAAGTTTTGATAATGGAACTGTTACATGTGATGGATCAGATAAATTAACACAAGCAGTTGTGAAGGCTTCAAAGGGAACAAATACAACAATTCAATGGAGATATGCTGGTCCTGATATTTCGAAGACATTATGGAATGAATCGAATCATTATCTTGTTGATAATTATTTTAAAAGCATTGGAAAAGCCCTTAATGATTGTTCTGTTGATGGTGTGGAAATTGATTTTGAATGGGGTGGAACAAAGTGGGATTTAGGTTTTGTTCCCCCAGAGGCAGCAACAACATATACTAATTTTTTAGCTAATTTGAAGAAAGTTGTTGGTAATGATAAGATTGTTTCCGCTGATATTGGAGTTTGGGGAATACCTCAAGGGTATATAATTGGATTTCTTCCATGGGTAAATGTGACAATGTTGAATAATGGTGTATTTGACTTTGTTAATACAATGTCATATCATTGGAATAAAGATAGTAGTATATGGCAATGGGAACTTGATCATTTTATGGCTGGACATGTATGGGAAATGGATTTGAGTAGAGTAAATCTAGGATTACCTTATTATAGCATGAATTATAGTGGATTTAAAATAGCTGGTGAACCTACATGGGGAAGTTTATCAAAAACTTGTCCAAATATTAATCCATTAATAAATGAGTGTGATGGGATATTATTTACGGGGAAAAAAAAGAATTATGATATTGGTCGTTATGCTGTTGAAAAAGGGTTTGGTGGAGTTTTTCCATGGACACTTAATTATGATTCATTTGAAAATAATAACACATTAATTGATTGGTTGGATTGTGGGATTAAATCTGTTATATAGTTGTGTGACTAATTTCATCAACACCATTTACTTTTTGCAAGTAAGTTGAATAAAGAAACAATATTTATTATATTTAATGTTTGTTTATGTGTATATTTTTTAACGTGTATCTTATTGAAACTTTGTTGAATTCTTTTTCTATATTTTTTTGAGAAATCAATAAAAACATTATTATAATTCTTATTGTCACTATTGTTATTTATAGCCATTACATGTTTATGAATAAAATTATATATATTGTTGTAAATAAAATTCATAGATGAAGCATTATTATGTTTCTTTCTCAATAAAAGAGATAAACAACTTAAATCTTTAGAAGTAACGTGTTGTCTCCTTGATAATGTACAATCAATGGTATTTTGTACATTATCCACCAATATGACCAACTATTCTCCATTTCCATTTATTATCTTTTGAATAATAAACGTAACCAGCGACTGCTCCATTTTTGAGGATGCGTTTATTTTTAACTTTCATTTATAACTTGTAATAGAAAAATATGTGCAATATAGTATAAAAATAATGACCAATTTTCTAAACAATAATTGTTCACCACATGATAAAGATTTGGGTTGTGAAACAACAAGAATAATAAAATCATTCGCAGTGATTGCAATCATTTTATTAATAATCTGTTTAGTTAACAAATTCCTTTAGATACAATGTTTCCAATAAACTTTTGGGACTATAGCCTATTTAATTTCTCTTTTAACTGGGAAACTAAACTTGTCATACTTCCACCTTTTCTTGTTTTTCCATGTAATCTTTCCCTCTTCATCTTAAACATCTTATCCAAAATAAGCAAAACACCTGTTGAAACAAATGTTGTTACACCAAGTGGAGCTACCAACTCAATAAGTGGATGAACAATACCTGATCCACCCCTTGTCGATTTTTTACCCTTCTTTTTTGATCTACTTCTTCTAACAGCTTCATTCAAAATTAATAAAACAATTGATGTTCCAAATTGATCAACACCAAGTGGTGCCAATATTTTAGAAACCTCTGTTAACAACGCACCACCCTTCTGTATTTTTTTCTTCTTATTCTTAACAAAATAATGAATCAATAAAATAGAAGCTAATGCCAATAAACTATTCTTACCCATTGGAACAAACATTTTATAATAATCAGTCAAATTACCACCCATCTGTTTCTTTGTTGTTTTTCTAGAAGAAACAAGATGATTAGTGAATAACAAAACAACTAATGCAATAAGAGAATTCTTACCCATTGGAAAAATAATTTTAGCCAAACTTTGAGCGGCTTCCCCTAATAAAACACCACCCTTTTGAATTTTGATGTTGCAATGTCCATTACACTCACCATAAACATCTTTAATATTACGACTTTTGAAACGTTTTCTACCAGCTACAAGTGAACTAATCATACCACCACCAACTTTTCGTGGCAAAATCTCACCAGGAAATACAGGTCTACAATTATCAGTATATCTCATAAATCCAGGTTGTCCACCAATAGGATCACCAGGCATAAGTGAATAACCATCACCACCACTTTGAACAGTACCAGATGGAGCGCAATCACCATAATCAAAACCTTCCGTACCAATAACCTCACTATTTAAATACTTATCTCCAAAATTACACAACTGACCACCCTTCATCTGACCAACAGCAGGTTGATTGTATCTCTGACTCCAAGCCATTTGTGAGGGAGATGGACAATCATTTGGCGAACAAGCAACATTAACAGATAATGGTTTCCCAGCATACAAACAATTTCCTCCTAATTGAGAAACTGATCTCTTCTTGCTTTTATTGCTTTTATTGCTTTTATTGCTTTTATTGCTTTTATTGCTTTTATTGTTTTTCTTACTACCTCCAACTTTTGGACAAATATATTCATTAGAAATATGTGGATAACTATCACATGTTGATGTCATTTTCTATAATATTGTAAACATTTTTTATGACTAATTATTTTCATAAAATAATTCAAAATGATTTACCAAATTAATGTCATCAATATCCTCATTTGTTTTCTCAAACGGGACCCATTTTTTAAATTTCTTATGATAATTACATTTCATTCTAATATTCATATCTTCATCAACATCAGACAAATCACTCTCAGAAGAATAATCAGAATCATCTCCACTAACAGTTTTGTTCTTCAAAATCTTCCTCAAAAACTTACTCTTCTTCATATTTGGAACACCCGCATAAGAATGCTTCTCAATCTGATTATTTGATCCTTTACAATATAACTCATAAATATCCGGAAAATTAGTATTCCTCAACTGCAATACCACATATGTTCTATCAACATCACTTCCTAAACTTTTCGTACTTTTATTCTGTTTGTTAACATGTACACTCTTTGTCGGCTTAATATTAATCTTTGTTTTCTGATTATTATTCATAATCTTATTGTCTGAACGACATTCCGGAAAAATGTAAAGAAAATTGTCACTAAAGTTATTCAAATTCTTAAATAAAATTCCACTACATTTATAATCTCTTTCCGGAATATAATCATCACAAACACTTTTCAAAAATTTGTACTCGAAATATTTCTTCAAACCAACCTCACAAATACTCAATTTACTATCATTTTGAAACATATTATTAAACAAATTCTCTAATATTTCTCTCCTCTCTTTGAAAGGTTTTGTGATAATATTAATACCTTTATAATAAGCAATATCTGTAATCATATACTTCCACTTTCCATTTGTTGTTCTAACCAATTCTCCATCAAATAAAGTCCCCGAGAATAGGTCTGGATGGAAACGAAATTGTGATAAAATCATAACTTCATTTTTCTTATTCACAAAAACACAATACTGTTTATTACCCATTTTAGTCAAAAACAATACATGTTTTTTACCAAACGTATTCAGAGTAAACAAAAATTTATTCGGCTTTATACTATTAATATTTCTTTTATTCAAAAAGTTATAATACTTTCCTGTAAGATGAAATGTACCAATATCATTAATGTTATTTTTAATAATATTGATAGTACTGGAAGATGTAATTTTCAACGCGTTTTTATTACCAAATGTAACTCTCTTCATACTTTTAATAGTACTTAAAATTTTAAGTTATTTTTTCAAACCTATTTTTTTTCATTTTTTTAAATTCTCATAAAGAGAGTGCCTCTCTCTTTTGAACTCTACGCTCCAGCTTCGCTGGGTCAAATTGGTTATAAATCTGTTATAAATTGGTTATAAATCTGTTATAAATTTGTCACAAATCTATTGTAAATTGGTTATAAAAATTAGAAAATTTTATAACCAATTTGACCCAGCGAAGAGTTCAAAAGAGAGAGGCACTCTCTCTTTATAGGTTTTTATTGATCAACCATACTTTATTATCCTTATTATTATATGAATAAATTCTTAATAAAATCTCAATCTCATTACATATATAAAGTCTTGTTTTCTTGATCTTTACTTCTTTTAGTTTAAGTTTTTCTCTAACATCTGTTAAAATAACGGTGTCAATAGTTTTACAAACTTGTCCACTAAGTTCGGACCTCTTGGATTTCTTATCTTTCTGGGTTTTCGCAAACTTGTACTTATCAAAATCAATTAACTGAAAAACAATTGTATTCTTCTTATTCTTTGATAAAATACCCATAATATTATTCTTTTCTTTAGTCTTATCACTATCTTCAATTGTTTTCTTAACAGTTTTTCTATAATTTTCAACTTGCCTTATGATATATGTTTTACAACTTTCCCATCTATCCTTTTTAATATTAAAATGGTAATATTCGTCATTTAATCTAAAACCATAAATCTCATTCTTCTTCAAACTCTTCTCATTAATATCACGTCCATTTTTAATCAAAATATCATCCAAATAAGCAACAATAATCTTCACAATATCATTATTTTTAACCAAAAACTTGTTTGTTTTATCATCTTTTATAAAATACTCCAAAATATATTTAACAAATTCAATATACAACTTGACATCAAACTTATCAAGAAAAGTTCCTACAACAGCTTTATTATAAGAAATATTACTTTTACTTGTATCCATTTTTTTGATATAATTATAATTCTCAAAACTTGTAATAATTTTGATTAAATGTTCATTAAGTACTGTTGTATTTTTTACCATATTATTCTTATTCTTTTTTGTTCCATTATTATGATTGCTTGCTTGATTGTTTGTTATACTTAATTTGAAATCAATCAATTTCATCTTCTTTGGTTTCTTCTTAATAGGTTTCTCTCTATACAAAACAGGTAGTTTCAATCCAGTGAGTTCACAAGGTTCAAAGATATAATAATCTCCAGAATAAATTAATTTACCTTTTCTATGAAATCTATCATAAAGTGATTCATTATTATCAATAAGTTCCTCCAAAGCTTTATAAATAAATCTCTCTTCCATATCTGGATATTCTTTCATAATATAATCTTTGATTTGAGAAATCTCGAAAACGATATCAATCTTAAAAAGCTTATTAATTCTCTTTTTAATTTTATCAATATCCGTTCTATCAAAAATCAAATCATACGTATCTGTATCAATCTTAATCTTACCTTTTGGTTCCCAAACACAATCAAAATTACAATTCTTTTGGTAATCACACTCAACAGAATACGGTTTATCATCTTTACTAACCTCAATAACTTGGCCCCTTGAAGTAACTTGTTTAACCTTCTTCTTATCAGAATAAATATTTCTCTTTTTATAAGGAACACAATCAATAGCACCTCTCTTTAAAATATTACGAGCCTCCTTTATCTTGTAATCTTTATTCTCCGCAATTCTATATCTCCTCTCATCAGAAGTTTCAGTCTCCCTCGTCTTCTTATCTTTTGCATCTCTATTTGATGTAACCATCTTGAAAATCTCTACATTTCTCTCTTTTGGTTTCAAGAAAACATGTGAACAGAAACGAATAGCACGCCCAATCTTCTGCTCATGTGCAGAATTATTATGCCATGGATCCAATAAATACATTTGCCTAATATTTGAGAAATCTAAACCCTCCTTAATAACATCTGTACCTAAAAATACCTTAATTTGTTCACCATATTTATTATCTTGAGATGAGAATTTCCTTGTAGCTTGTGTTGTATCAATACGGAAATCATTATCAGATTTACCAGTAACAATAACATATTTTGCATTCTTAAAAGTGTGATAATCCTTATTCTTTTTATTTGTATGTTGATCTTTCATAAAAACTTCACCACATTTATAACAAATATTCTCTCTCTTTTTATAAGGACGACAATTTAATAATTGTTGTTCACCTTCAATTGTATATCTCTGGAAACCATTTTGTTCCAACATAAGAGCAAAAGGAAGAACACCAGCTGAAATGTAAAGTGAACTAATAAGAACAGTTCCTTGTGAATTCTTAATAAAATCAAAAGCCTTCTTAAACTTACAACTGTAATTTTCTAAAACAGATAAATCAAGAAAAGGTTTCTCCTGTTTAGTTCCCAAATTAACAATAGCATGTTGTCTATATTTGTATTGTGTAAACTTTTTACCCAATTGAGTTTGTATAACTTTCTCAAAAGCACCTGAACCATTATCATCAAAACCCCCAGCTCCAAATGTTCCACCACCTGTATCTGTTGGAAAAACAATATTTCCAATCTGTACAATAGATGGACCCAAAACATTTGTTATACTCTTCCCCACAGTGTTATTTTTCTTTTCTTGAGAATTATTTTTATTCTTTTCTTGGGAATCGTTTTTATTGTTTTTATTGCTTTTATTGTTTTTATTGTTTTTATTGCTTTCTTTTTTATTATTGTTTTGTTCTTTTTCTAATTTCTTTTTCTCTTTTTCTTTTTTGTCTTGGATCTTTTCTAATCTTTTATTCAAATGTTCATGATAAACTTCATATTGTAATCCACGCAAATCACACAAAATAAGTTTCTCGTATTTCATTCTCTCATCATCTGGAATCTCATTACCCATAATATCATATTTGAGTTCAGGAGTTACAGCTTCTTTTGGAATAATTCTCAAAGGGAATGTACTTGGATTTTCACCACGTAAATATGAAACATAACCTTTAGAAATAGTAAGTAATCTCTCTTTACCTTCTGCAACAAAGTTTCCTTGCCTATCAAAAATATCCAACTCCTTAATCTTATTTCTATTATCATTCACCAATAATAAGTTGAGAATATCAACAATCTCCTTTGGCTTATCATACATTGGAGTAGCACTCATCAAAACTAATTTCAAGTTGACAGTGTTCTCAATAATAATTTCTAACATTTTGAAAATCTTTTTAAATTTTAAATTACTACTCCCTTTTCTTATGTTGTGTACCTCATCAACAATAATAACTCTATTGGAATAAATCTGATGAATCTTCTTTTTCTGATCATCAGTTAAATTATTGAGATTATCCTCATCAATACCTATGTTTTTCATTAAAACATTTGCGAATTTTTGATAAGCATAAAACTGATAACTTTCACTAATAATTTTATCAATCTTCAATAACTTTTGCTCTTGGGTCAAATATTTGAATTCATCACCTAACTCATATGTTAATCCAGTACATTGGACAATATCATCTTTCTTCTGTTTTACTCTCTCTTGTGCTGGATTATATAACTCTTTCTTAAAATTCTTTTTAATAGCATCACTTGAAATAACAATAATCTTATTATTATAACTTTTCATTGTATCCTTGAATCCTTCTGCAATAGAAATAGCTGTACAAGTTTTACCAACACCAGTACTATGATAAATCAAAACACCATTATACGGTGTGTTAGGAGATATAAAATTCTTTAGAAACTCTTGGTGAGCCATGAGTTTGAACTCTCTAGTTTTACTTGTTTTTGGACAAATATCCTCCATCTTTCTCTTTTCAGTAGCATATTGATACTTGTAAAATTCCTTTTTACTATATAATTTCTTGTAAAAATCTGGATCTTCTATCTCTGGATGAAACTTAAACTTACTCTTACTTTTATTCTTAAAATTTGATGGATCAACCTCATAACTCACACCTTCTTCATTATTATTATTTGTTTCAATATTAGATTCAGGTTCTTCATTGGATTCTGGATCATACTCTTCCTCATTAGACTCAATATTAGAATTGTCATTAATCTCATCTATTTCGATATTTGATTCAACATTAGAGTTGCTCATTAATCTATAATAGATAATTATAGATTAAATTATTTATAGATTAAATAATTTTAGATTAAATTATTTATTAAAATTTCTAGAATATGTATATGTTAAACGGTCCATAAATTCATCTCTTTGTGTTGTTAACCTTTGATAAGCTTCCTCGCTATTCATCTCGATTTTTTCTTTCTCTGAATCATTCAACTCCCTTTTACTTTTTTCTGAATGTGCTAATTTATAATCACTCATTTCAAGTGAATCCGTTTTCTGTGAATAATCATCCAAATCAACCAAATCAAATCTCTCATACGTTCCATAACTTTCAGGAACAGCAGTCGGTTCATCATAAATAATAATTTCTTCACTAAATTTTGTTTTCAAATCTTTCTTTGTATTAATATCTCTATATTTTTCAAGAATATCAAACTGTTTTTGTGTATCCGTATTATTTACCAAAGTTGTTGTTATATTTCTTAGCGTTTTTTCTTCATCTTCCTCCATAAATTCTCCATAACCATTACCAAAAATATTTGTAGCATTTGTATAACTTAAACTTCCATTTTTATTTTCATCAAATTGCTTGTTGAATTCTCTTAAAAACTCTGCTTCTTCTGATCTTTCCCAAATATCATAAAAAGGTGGAACATCAATTTTATTTATTTCGAAAAAATTCTTAAAATCATCTTCAATACTCTCCAATGTATCCTTTTCATCAGAAAACTCAATTTGTTTTTTTACATACATATAAGCTTTATGAACAACATCCATATTATCTTTAGCACCACCCTTATCCGGATGACAAACAAGTGATAATTTGTAATAGGCTTTTCTAACATCTCTAGATGTTGAATCAATAGTTACTCCTAATAATTCAAATGGATTTATTAACCCCTCACTCATATAATTTAAATAATTTATTATTTGCGTTTATTTTCCGAAGTTAGTAATAAAAATATATATTTAATATATAAAACAATGGATAAACTTCTTGAAGCAGTTGGACTTAAAAAACAAAAACAAACAAATAAAAATAATAACAAGAACAAGAATAACAAAGTAAATGTTAGTAAAAATAATAGAAACACTACCAATACCAGAAATAATACAAATAATAACCAATCAAACAATACAAATAATACAAATAATACAAATAATACAAATAATACAAATAATACAAATAATACAAATAATACAAATAATACAAATAATACAAATAATACAAATTCCCGAGCAAATCATAGAAATAATAATAAAACAAACACAACTAGAAATAATAGAAATAATAAAATGAATAACATGTTAGGTGGAAGACGCGTTAATGTCAAAGGTGTTGGAATGAGACTTGTTAGAAAAACTAAAACTGGGAAGAAATATGTTTTAGCTAATGGACATAAAAAGTATTTGTAAATAAATACATGTTTGAAGGTACTTGTTGTGAATGTGGATGTATGTTTGGTAATGGAGGTGAATGGAGACCTAATATAAAATGTAAATCTTGTGATTTTTATGTTTGTCATTATTGTTGGGTTTCTGAAGATGGATATAAACCTGTAGACACTTATTGGGATAATTGTTTATTTAATGATATATATGATAGAATAGAGGAAAGACACTATGAATATTATTCATTATTGACAAAGGATGAAGAGAAAATGTCTGAAAAAGATTTTGAAGAAAATATTAAAGGTTATTGTGTAAAATGTTATAACATCAAAGAATTAGAAGAAGAAAATAAAAAGTTAAAGATTTTATTAATTCAACAAAAATGTAACAATTATATATTAAAATCTATTTACAATTTTCTTTAAGAAAAACAGGGAAAATGATTTTTTTCATTTCGGGGAAATATATAAAGTGTAGTTAATACATCTTATATATGTTGCTTTTTGAAATTCGTGATACCAAGAAGATTGATATCTTTACAACTATTTTTTCTAATATGAAAGAGTTCACTGAAACGATGAATATTTCAATGGATTCTGAAAAAATGATTATTCAAGGAATGGATAAATCACATGTACTTCTCCATGATCTTGAATTCGCAAAAGAGTGGTTCGATGAATATGGAGTAGATGGTGATACATTAGATTTTGGATTAAATTCAGAAACTGTAAATAAAATTTTAAATTTTCGTGCAAAAGATCAATTGATCCGTGTGTTGTGTAAAAGTGTAGATTCTGAAAACATTAATTTCGAATTCTTAAACACAGATGATAACAGCAAAGAGTTTAATAAATATCTAGAAACTGGTAAAATCGTTATTGAATTTGATCTAATGAATATTCCACCAGTTGATTACAATAGTACAATTACTATTGGTATCAAAAGATTCAAAGCTCTTATGAACGATTTAGCCAAAATGGGTAAAAAGATTTCATTCAAATGTATCGAAGATAAATGCTCAATTTCTACAACATCTGTAAATATTGATATCGAGAAAAAGAATGTAATTGATTATAAACTGGATGGCGCACCAATTGATCTCAGCTTTTCACTTGAACTACTTCAAACAATTTGTAAAGTTGAAAAACTTTGTAATGAAGTTCAAGTCAAACTCAGTGAAGTAGCCCCAATTCTTGTTCAATACAATATTGGAGATGAAGATGATGAAACAAGAGAACAACTTAAAATTCATTTCCATTTGGCACCTTTTGAAGAGGACGACGAGGAGAACGAATAGTTCGAATCGGTGATATACACAAGAGGAGAACGAATAGTTCGAGTAATTATTCTATTTCGAGTTCGGCGGTGTCAATATATTTTGTTTTGTAATTAATTGCCCTATTTTTCGCATCGGTTTCCCCATATTTTCTAATACTAAACTTCTTTAAAATATCTTCGCCTTTATAGTTTTTAGCATTAATTTGCCAATATTCATAGCCTCCTGTTCTAACTTTATAGATTCCAGAGACACCTGATAATGGGTTCTCTTTCCTTCTATTTCCACTGTTACTTTGTATCCAATGTAACATCTCTTCTGTAATAATATGTACATTATCCTCTGTAAAATCCATCTTATCCTCATTCGTTTGATAAATATATTTATTCCCATATACTAATTCAGGAAAAGTGATATATTTCTTTCTACCAATATCATCCCACATACATGTAGATGGATGTTCTATCCTGTTTTGTATTCTCCATTTATATTTATCAACAAAATCCAAATGTTTTGGTTCAACTTTCATATATTCTTCATCCTTACCCAAATGAACAAGTAAACATCCATCACCTTTCATATATTTATTTACCACAGTATCATGTTCAATATTCCATTTCCTTTTACATTTGACCGCATCTAAATACGCATCTTCTTTATTTGAATAATCATTATAAAAAAACTCCTTCATAAAATTATATTTTTTATTCTTCACTTGAAATACACATTTCTTTCCTCTTTTAATAATTTTACCAATATATTTCTTGATATTATCTGGATAATAAAAGTTAAAATCCATATAAACTTTTTAAGAAAAAAATTTCATAAAGTATCCTCATCAACTAAAAAAAACCTAATATATATTTTCTCTCACTATAAATAAAAGTTGGTGTAAAAAATCAAAAATCAACAATTTTTAATAATATTATTAAAAATGCTTTTAATATATTTTTCAATAATGACCCTTTCTCTATTTTTACCGAATTGATCAAGTTTACCTGTATATCTATCTTCTAATAATTTGTATTTATTTGCATCTATTTTTTTGGAACATGATGTTCTTCCAAGTAACATCATATAATTTTTTTGATAAGGTTTCCAAATAGAATTATCTCGCAGAGAAAAAGATGAAAACATTTCTATATCAGCTTTTATAAACTCACAATAATGACCAACAATAGCATTATGTGCAATCTCATCTATTTTGAAATGCTCCTCACATTTATTAAAATAAAGTGACGAACAACCATATACACCTTCAATCAAATAATCATCTTTAGAACAGCGTTCATATGTATAAATGTAAAGATACACTTTATTCAATTTCTTGTGATAATTCATTAATAAAAAAATGGGCATTGTGAATAAAAAATCATCATAATATTTTCTTAATGCAATGATACTATTCTTCTCTATATGAATATATTTGTTTTTCAATTTAGCCATCAGTCCCTCACCTTTATAGTATTCATCTCTATTCGGATTTCTCAATAATCCTCTGAATCCACAATTATAGAAAAAATCTCCATCACATCTATTTTTTCCAACCAAAACAGGGATATTCATTTGTTTCCCCTCTCGGAACACAAAATATGGTTCATCAATTATAGTATTACAATCAATAATTGGTCCAAATAAAGATTGACATTGTATTTGTTGATTTTTTATAACAAATTTCTTATATTTCTCATTAATTTCCCTATCACTCATTTTCCTCATTCTTAATATCTGATTTTTACCTTGACCCACTAATTTATCTCCAATTAAAACATTAATATCAGATTTGCGACGAATATTATAAACCAAACTAAAAGAATTAATAATGGCCTTCTGAAATAAACCTTCGTTCTCTTTATTAGACATCAAATAAATAATAATATTTGCGCCACTTCCATCACCCATTAAAGTAATATTATTGGGATCACCACCATAAGATATTATATTCTTTTTTATCCAGTTTATTGCACAAATTATATCCATTATTCCATAATTTCCTGATGTTTTGTATTTTGATTCTTTATCCAACTCTTTGTGATAATAAAATCCAAAAATACCTAATCTATAATTAATAGTTACCATTAAGATATCTTCATCTACTACATCTTTGTTTAAAAATTTATCATCATTGTTATTAAAATTAAACATTGTGTCTGTTAAATAAATAAGAACAGGTAATTTATTTCTTTCACATGTTGATGTTAGAATATTGAGATATAAACAATCTTCACTTTCCGAATTCTTACTAAAATAACTTGTTAATGTACTCAAATTAAAATTATTAAACATATCATTAATATGGCTTCTCATTATCCTTTTCATATCTCTTACCTCAAAAGGTCGATTGCGATAATATGTAGCATCATAAATCTCCTCCGAATAATTTGATCTCCACAATATTGGAGGCTTCCATCTCAAAGAATATAAAGGAGGATGAGCATAAGGTATCCCCTTAAATAATAAAAAAGTTTTTTTAGTTCCAACCATATCACCTTTAACCTTTCCTAAATTCGTATTTATAATTACATGTTTGGTGAAATGTAACATATAAAATATAATGTATATTTTTCTTATATCAAATATTTATATCGAATACAAAAAAAAAAAAATCTATGGTAAAATAATGAAAAATATGAATAAAATCATTTATTATTACCAAACATTTACTGGTTTAGAAAATATTCTAAACCAGAAACCTAGTGTAGTTACAGACATTATTATTTCGTCAATACATTTTGGATTAAATATTGATGGCTCTCCATATATCCATATTAATGATCATAATCCTGATGATAAAAAATTTAATGCAATGTGGAGTGAAGCTTTTATAGCAAATGATATGGGTATTAATATTCATCTAATGCTTGGAGGTGCAGGAGGAGCATTCGTAGATTTATTTGAGAATTTTGAAGTTTATTATAAATTATTACTTGATTTAATAAATTCAAAACAATTTATTAATGGTATCAACTTAGATGTAGAAGAATCCATAGGCCTCGACAAAATTATTACATTAATTGAAAGATTAGACAAAGATCTCGACAAAGATTTTCAAATAACATTAGCACCAGTCAGTTTTGCTCTCGTTACTGATACATCTGGACTTGGTGGATTCTCATATAAAGATTTAAAAAATTCACATGTTGGTAATCGAATTAGTCAATTAAATGGCCAATTTTATGGAGATTTTACATTTGAGACATATGATAATGTAATAAAGAATGGTTATAGTGAGGAGGAGGTAGTTATAGGTATGTTGGGTAGTGAGTATGATCAAGACACTATGAAGGATGCTTGTGATGAGATAAAGAAGATTGTAGCTAAATATCCTAATTTTGCTGGTGTATTTGTTTGGGAATTTTGTATTGCGCCTCCTGATAAAGTAAATCATGCTGTGTGGGCTAAGATGATATCCAATGCTATAAAGCAGGAGAAACAAAGGCAGAAGTTTATTGTTTTTTTTAATAAAGTGAAAATATTTTTTGAAAATTTGGGGTTAAAAATAAAAGACCTATTTAAAAAATAAAAAATCTATTATAACTATTATGAGTAACCAACAACAAGATTGGGAATTATTAGATCCACAATTAAAAGATCAAATTAATAATTTGAATAAAACCATTATTAATTTGACAGAAGAAAATAAAAAAGTTAGAGAACAAATCACTGATCTCAACGAACATTTAACAAATATCAAAAAATTAAACATCGAAAACAGATTGATGTTTAACCAAATAAAAGAATTCTTGGAAATAGGAAGAACAAAATACTTAAAAGGTTTCGAAACAATCCAAGAAAATATCAAAGAATTTGAACATAATTATGACAAAAAACTAGAAAAAATCGAGAAAAATATCAATAAACACACTGACGATATTTTTGACCCAAACTACCGAATGAGAATGAGTAACATCAGATGGAGAAACACATTAGGTCAAGGTGTTAAAGATTACATCAACAACCCAATATAACCAATGTTTAACATTACATGTTAATCTTGATCCATAGCAACCTTAGGAGCCAAAGCGAGTTTCAAGGTTCCCAAATCTCCTACTTTAAATTCAATAACAAGTGGGTAACTATTCTTTAAATACATCTTTAGAACACCATTGATACTTGTACACTTAGCAAATAACATCATGTGTTGTAAATTATAATATCCCTGAATAATATTATCCTCCGATGATGTATGTTCATATTGTAAACCTTTATCAGTTTCACCCATAATGGTCTCCTGTTCAGCAAAATCTCCCTTACAAGAGAAAATCAATTGTGAACCAATACTCTTAATCTCAATTGTCTCTGTCAAACCAACCATATTCTTACAAACTGTACTAAACTCACTCGATGGTAACGCAACAACAGATGGAAACTCTGGAGGATCAATCTCAATAGTCTTCTCATCGATCTCAATCAAATTTAACGAATAACTTGTCAAAAAATTCTTGTCACCATTCTCAATCCGAATTCCGAGCTGATGTTTGTTATTTCTATCAATATATAAGGTTAAAGTATCATTGTTTACAATTGTTTTAATTAATTTATAGAAATTTCCTAAGTTAATACCTATTGTGATCTTCTCTTCACATTTGTATTCAACAAATTTCTCAGCCTCTAATTTCAAATGTACTAAGATAGTCTGTGTTGCAGGATCCAAAGTAACCAATTTCATACCCTCTTTACTAAACTCTATATTGGCATCTGTTAAAATGTCCTTAAGAGCTTCAGTCAAATTCTTAAAGGGATGTGTTTGTACAGTCACTAATTCCATAATCCTATCGCCACCCATTTTATTATAATTTTTATTAAACATTTTTTTAAGTTAGTATAAACACGGGGACATTCATTCCCGTTACTCCTTCTTCGCCTTCGCGGATAAAATTAGTTACCATTAATTATTGATGAGTTGGTTATCAATAAATAGAGCTAGTTAAGATTGGATTTTATTTTCTTCCAACATAATAATATTTATCATCATGTCTCTCACAAAACATATCATAATATTCCTCATTAGTCCATGGTTCTCTGGTTGTTCCAACTAAGGTCATCCAAGCATCATATTCACCACCATCTTGAAGCATTAATGTATATCTATTTACTGTATCTTTCGCAGGAACACCTCTTATTTCCAAAGGAATTAAACAATTCGGAACTTCTGGATGTTCCCAATAATCTCCATGTAATTCTCTGTATTCTGCCAAACGTCTCTCATATTCTTCTTTAGCTTTTCTATCTTCTTCTGCACGTTTTTTCATAAATTTTTGTCTAGCAATCTCTTCTTTCAAAGCATCTTCTTCTTTTCTCTTTTGGGCATCTTTTGCTATACGTTTATCTCCCCAAACTGTTTCAGAACTCGAAGAATATAACCCCGCACTTACATCACCATAAGCTTCATCTAATGTTGCAAAACTACTTTGAAATTGCATTATAATAGTTTTTCTCATAAGTTTTTAAGTAAAAAAAAATGATTTTTTTTACTTAAAATTTTATTATTGTGTGATTGATTATGCCGAATAAAGAACAAGAAGAAACTTTTAACGTTACAAAATTTGAAAATGTGAATGGACTCTTATCCGATCCAAAATTATACTTAACTATTAGTAACCATCTGAATGGTCAAGTGAAACAACTGAATTCTATTTGTGAACTTAAGAAAACAAAGGGATTTTCGGTTTTCAAACATACGGCTTAAAAAATTTTTCAAATTATTATAAAATGACTACATATTTAGAAGATGAATGTTTTGTTATAAGTAAAATGAGTAGAATTCCAAGATTTGATTATGTTTTAGTTGCTGGTATTTTCAATAAAATGAATAATATTGTTTTAGAATATTTAAACCATGGTGTTGCCATTTGTAAAAAAACTCTCATTATTGGTATTTTTGACAATACTTTTTCGTCCGATGACAAAAGTAATAAACACATGAAAAGTGTTGAAGAACGAGTTGAACAAGTTAAGGAATATATGGAGATTATAAATAGAAATAAAACTACAGAAATTATAGTTTTATTTAATGACAAAGACTCTTTTGACATTATTTATGATGAAAGATTGAATGCAGTTTTAACAATTGATGGAAATGATGGTTTTAAAGTTAATAAACGACGTGTAAAAAAAGGTTTAAATAAATTAGTTGTTTTAGAGATATAAAAAAATAATCTAATATCATAGATTATGACTTTTTATAAATATACTGAAATCACTCACGAATTCTTAGAAGAAATCCTTGTCGATTATACAATCAACGCTGTTATTTTCAAAAAAAAAAGCGATGCAATTGACTTTGCTTATACAAATTATGTCCAACACATGGATAATTATGATGATATTGAAGATACAGATAATTTAGAATATGATACAGATGGATCATATGAAGTCACAAATATTGATGAAGATACAGGAATGATTTGTGAATTCAAAATAACAGTTGAGGAAATCAAACTCGAAGTTGAATCGGAAATTATTTATACAGCTTCTTACACCAATCGCATCACAGACGATGAAAGCAATGAAAGCGATGAGTCCTCAGAGTAAAAAAAGATCAACCAATTCTTCAAATCCTTTTATTGTATTAGAATAAACAGAAGGATCAAATACACTCCCATTTTTATCAAACTTCATATCAACAAGTGAAAATCTACAATATAAACCATCTATTCCAAAAGATTTACCAGAAACTGTAACAATACCTTTCTGTTGAATTAAAAAATCGCTTAATTGATCACCGTCATAAACTCCGTGTTCATTCAAAAAATCGGAATATTCAGAAAAATCTATCAATAAGTACCATGCAGCATTTGGAACAATATATCTCAATTTTGTTTTCTCCATTACTTTACATACTTTCTCTAATACGAGCTTAAATAATGTCTTTGTTAACAAGCAAATTTGTTTGACTAACATTCTATCATTTAACATATAAGCAGTTGCGTATTGAACAGGAACACATGGACACGAGTAAAGTGTTGATGCCATTCCACTACATTTATTAAAAAAATTAGTTAACTCTTTAGGAAATGTAAGCCAACCCAATCTGTAACCACCACAACCCAAATCTTTAGAAACAGATGAGCCACAGATAGTCCGTTCAGGAATAAAATCAGCAATAGTACAAGTATCCTCTGTGTAAGACAGATTCAAATATATTTCATCAGCTACAACCAAACAATCATGCTTTCTTAAAATCATTGCAATATCTTTTAATTCACTTTTTGTATAAACCACTCCAGTTGGATTACATGGATTATTAAATACAAAAAGTTTATTCTTCATAGAAGTAGTGGAAAAAAGTTCATCCAATTTATTAGGATTTATTTTGAATCCTTCTTCAATTGTTGTATTATAAAATCTTAATTGATTTGCTTTTCCCATCATTTCAACTTGGCTTTTATAAGATACCCATGCTGGTGTGACATGATAGATTAAACCTTGATGAGCTATTTGAACTAGAAATAACAATTCTTTCAAACCATTTCCAAAAAGTGTATGTTCAACTTTGTATAGGTTTGTGGACATATACTCTTTTGTTGCTTGTTGTAATTTGGGAATACCTTTAGCAGATGTATAATCTTTCTCTTTAGCAAATTTGGCAAGTTGGTTTGAATAAGTTTCACAAATTGGAACTGGATTTCCACCAAGACCGAAATTATAAACTGGTAATCCAGCTTCTTTTCTTTCTTGAACAATTACTTGACACTTTAATGTAGAACTACTTTTCATTATTTATTTAGAAATATAAATCTTTATTTTTAAATCTAAAAAAAAGACCAAACATCAGAAAAATTTATAACAACTAATTTTGTTTTATAATCTTCTACCCCAACTGTAATATACAAATAATTGTTTTCTCTCTTGATATTTGTTACAAACTCAATAGAAGAATTTGTAAAAGTTATTGGTTTTGACACACTTATTAAATTAAATGGTGGATGTTTTTCAAAAATATAAAAATAACTTTTATATACTCTGCTTGAGTTTGGTTTATTTAAAAATGAACCAACAAAATCACGAAGATATGAAAATTTTAATTTTGAATAGGTATGACCAATTGCCAAATATCCTTTTTCAGTAAATATGGCAGGAGACCCACCACTAAGTTTAGGAAGATTTTGGTTAAAATTAGTTTTAGAAATTAATGAACACATTCCATTTGGATGTAATTTGTAAACTTCATGTGGATTTATTATATAAGATATATAGATTGAATTGTCATAAATAAAAGGCGTCCAATTTTTTTCAACATGTTGTAGTGGTTTATTATCTAAATACAATAAATGTTTTTCCAAAAATTCATAATTTTGATTAAGAATAATTAACAATACTCTAGAATTAATTCCTTTTTCACATAATCCTGTACAAAAAATATAATGTTTATTTTGTAAGGATATTAATCGGATATCTTCTGGACCATTTGCCCATTTATATATTAAACGTTTTCTATGATCAACAAAAGGAAAATCATCAACATTATAAAGTTTTTTTTTGTTATTTATTTTAACCAATAATTTATTTCTTTTGTTAAATAAAAAACTATATATTGAATTGAATGGTGTTAAAACGTTTGATTGTGATATTACGACATATTCATTTTTAATTGTTTTTCCAATAAATGCATTTTTGTTATTATCTACATAAATTGTTTTTGTTTTCAATAAAAGTCTATCATTTCTTTTTTTATAACTTAATAAAATAATTAAAATAATTAAAATTGATATTATCCCAATATTATAAGAATAATATTTATTCATATAATATAACTGGACATTTAAAACATGTAAAAAATCTATAAAACAATAAATAAATACATGTTTGATATTTATGTAATCTGTTTAGAGAAAACTAAAGATAATAGATGTTTACCAACTATACGTTCATTAGAAAATGATAAATATAAAATAATTCTATTCAAAGCTATTACACCAGATGATTTCAATTTACACTCAAACTTAATACACCCTTATGTTCAAACGAATATAATAAATGGAAAAAGATCTCATACAGATTTTATTGGATCAACTGGTGAAATTGGTTGTGCATTAAGTCATATTGAACTTTGGAAAAAATGTGTTGCTATGAATAGACCAATTATTATTTCAGAGGATGATAATATTCTTCCAAAATCAAAAGTTGATTTGATGTTGAAAGGTTTAGAACACATTCCAAAAGATGCTGATATATTTTATCTCAGACATATGTCAATACATATGGATAGAGAAAAAGTAAAAGATAATCCAAATAATATTTACAAATTAAACTATTTTTATGGAACACAAATGTACTATATCACACCACAATGTTGTAAAAAACTACTCAAAAATGTTTTCCCATTAACTTTCCAAATAGATATTTACATGACAAATTGTATTAAACCTTATAATCTTAAAGTTTATGCAACAAGTGATGCACCAATCTCACACTACACATATGCAAAAGATTTTCTTGAAAGCACATTATCCAGAAATTTATATAAAATTGATTATATAAGACTAATTATTCATCAAGGAATTAGTTTATTAATTATTATTATACTTATTATTGTTATTGTTTATTTATTGTGTAAAAAATGATCTTACTTGTCTACAACGGGTTTAAATTCAATTTTGAAAAAAGAATCTTCAGGTTTATTTATATTGAACTCCAAATCAATATAAACAAGTGCTAATGTCACATCTATATCTTTCTCCAATTTGAATATCCTCAACACTTTTGAATTTGTAAGAACAAAATAATCCTTTTTCTTACAATCAACAATATTTACAATCATCTTCTTATTCACATTATATCTCTCACTATCTTGATTTGATATCTCCGCCAAATAATACCCTTTGTTCATAATCTCATTAGACAATAACTCAACAGGAATAACAAAAGCAGTTTGCGAAGAAAATATCCAAATACGATTCTTCATCATCGAATCCAAATAATTATATTTATTTTTAACAGTAATTGGATCAGAAACATAATTATTATTTATATAAATATTACTTCTCCAAGCATCTAAAACAAATTGTTTCCAATTATCATCATCTTGAGCTTTTCTGTCTTCGAATCTTTTTTGATTTAAACTTTTAATCCACTTTTTTAAATCAAATTGAATCAATTTATCATAATAAACATTTTCTTTGTAAATTTGCTCTCCATTACTAACTAAATGTTCGAATTTATCTACAAAAATAAAATCTTCTGGAATATCTACAAATACATATGTCGAATTAAGATCAATATCTATATTCATTAATGTTATAAAATATAACCACATTTTTTTTAAGTTTATATTTGAACAGAAGGAACGTACCAGATTGTTCTATTTTGTAATTTCATTTTCTCATTTTCAACTTTCTCGTTTTTAGCGGTGAATTCTCTGAAATATACTAGAGGGATGTAGCAGATAGCAACATTTTCATAAATATATTTTTCCTTACAACTATTTGTTTGAATATCGAAACTCTTTTTCATAATTTCTTTCAAACATTTAATAAGTTTTATAAGATCTTCATCATTCATATCTTTCACTTTTCTAAACGGTGAAATCTTCGCACAATATAAACCATCGGATCTAATATAATTTCCAACTCCTGCTAAAAATTTTTGATCCAATAAAACATCAGCAATCGGATCATCCTTGTTCTTCTTTCTGGCAAAAACAGTTTTAAAATGTTCGGCTACTTCTTTGTTTGATAAATCAGTTTGTAAAAGATCAACTCCGAGCTTTTTTAATTTCGTGTCCAATTCTTTTCGACCTTTATACATATTAATTGTACCATTATTCAACTTATCTCTCAAATAAATATTACCACAAGATGTAACAAACTTAACCCTGTTATAATCCTCTTTGTCCCCAACACTTATTCTGCCTTTTAAACCAAGTGTTACGAAAACAAACCAATCTTTTTCTAATTCCCAATAAATAAATTTACCCAAACAAGAAAAATTCAAGATCTTTAAAGGTAACTCTGCTTTCATATCATCCAATAAGTTTATTGTTTTACTTTTACTAATCTTTCTAGTTTTCTTTTCAATAAAATATCTCCCACTTAAAATTTCAATATTTTTTAACGTACATCCTTTATAATTTTTGTTAAAAAAATTTGTCATAACTGCAACTTCAGGTCCTTCAGGCATTATTAGATATGTAGATAATAATTAATAGAAATAAACTTTTATTTTTTTTTTTAAGTAAAAAAAAAAAATTTTGCGACATCCTGTGCGTCCATGACGTCACGTTCATTTCATGCATTCGAGCCCACACCAGTCACGTGTTGCCAGCTGTGTTTGTGACTGACCAGTGTGTGAGAGGAGGACGTGACCCATCCAGAGGAGGACCAGCGAGCGGTGCACTACGAGAACCCGATCGTTGGTAGTCCTTGGTACTAGGACGACGGAAGCTCGACATTCCTGAACCAAAGAAGAACAACAAAGAAAACCAACAAAGAAAACCAACAAAGAAAACCAACAAAGGAAACACCAAAGAACAACAACGGAAAAAGAACAACACAGTCTCAACGTCTCAACAACAGACTCCCAAAAGAGAACAACAACTACCACACCAACTACGTTCTCACTCTCCCTCTGACACTAGCAAGCAAGGGAACAACAACTGCATCCACAACTCACCCCAAATCGATCACTCAGTTGATGGACCATATCTATTTCAACAAGGCCGGCACCTTCTTCACAAACCCATCACTGATACGTCTCAGCTACTGCTTGCTATTGCCATTCACTCACAACTTCCCCATGTAAGACCTACATCCTCAATCCTGAGGATGCATCTGGATGACTTCTTGGATGCCTTTCCCGAGATGCCAAACACATCCTACTTCTCCTAACTTCCCAGCTCACTGCGACGACCAAGCTCGTGGGAGCAAACCTGAACCTAGTGCACAGCCAGTCAGAGACTTGCTGTGCCATCCCCATGCTAGAAGAGTGGCATACCTTCGATTTTCTCCACAGCACCCAAATTTGCTGTGGTGTTTTTGCCTTAATGCTTAGACCCTCTCAACCCTTTTGCATTCTCAACTCTCTTATCGTTCGGAGGTCTCAGCCACCCGGCTGGGACCTCTCCCCTGCACATCCGTGTACACGCTCACTCTCTCTCTCTCTCCTCTCCTACCTACTGCAGTGTCTCCCGAATCCAACGGGAGAACAGTACGAAGGTGGGTCAAACCCTTACATTTTACAATTTATTATAATATATGAAAATTAAAAATAAACGTGTTCTTAAAAATGGAGCAGTTGCTGCATATGTTTATTATAAAAATGAAAAAAAATGGAAATGGAGAATCATTGGAAGACAGAAACAAAAAGGTGGCGAAATGTTTGAAGCAGGTTCTGAACCAATATTTGTACCACCTGATAATTCGTTTTACATAAGTGGTTTACTTGATTGTATAGGAATTGTTATTAAAAATTCAAATGGCAATGGCGTTATTGCTGGTCATTTTGTTACACAAGATATGTTAAAAATGGATATAAAAAGAAATTTTAATATGGAAACACGCGTAAGAACAGTAAATATTAAAGTTGAAGGTTTACAAGAAGCAGGTAAAAAATTTTTTAATACTGTGAAATATTTAATAGAGAAACATAATTTTTCTGAATTTACAGTTGAATATTACATATCAGCAGATGAATTTATTCACGAAACTTCAAAAGAAGCTTATATTTTTTTAAATAAAAAACTATATAAAGGTAAATTATTTATTTTGGAAACAGCTGGTTTAACACAAAGGACATGAAAATTATACTTAAAAACATCTCGTATTATTATAGTGTAAATAATGACGGAAGTAGCATCTAGTAATTTTGCAAATACACTTATTGATCGTTCTAATCGTAAGAATTATAACATATACATTCCACTTTATATTCCGGATTCGGAGGATGAAGCTGAGTTGAAGAAACGCAAAAAGGAGGGAAAAGTTCTTAGCAATAAGGCTAATAAAGTTCAGTTTGACATGGTAGATAACATGGTCTATTATGATGATGGTTGGGAGGTTAAGAAGAATAAGAATGATGTAAAATTGTGTTTTGGTGAAAACACATGGCAGTATAAGATGATTAATGATCTTTATATTTTTAAAGATGATGGATCATCAGTTCTTGAGGTTTTTGATTTAATGCGAATGAATCGTAAATTTAATAAAGCTAAGAATAATTATTATAGGAATAAATATATGAAGAAGATGATGCGGACCATTTCTGATAAATCATGGGATAGCATTAAAGATCTTGTCGTCGAAAAATATCAAATGTAGGTTTTTATAAATCATTAAATATATTTTTATCAAAAACTCTACTATATTTAAACATTTTTTTATTTGAAGAAATAAAAAAAATGAGAAAATAGACTTAAAAAGATTTTTGCATACTTAAGTAGTTATATAATGAGTTATAGTGAAATTGATGATTTCTTAGATAACAAAATTTTGAATAATGCTATGGATATGTATATTCAGAGGCTAAAAGAAATAGAAAATACAGTAATGATAGCACCAGATCCCACATCTTTAAGAATATCGACGCGTTCCGCAGTAAGTGAAATATCTTCGTATGTTAATTTGGCTAAAGTTTGTTCAATTTTTGCCAGAAATATTGTTAAATACCTTTACAATGAGGAAGATCCAAATTATTTGATTAGGGGTGTTGTTATGAAAAATTTTGTATTAACAACGCATGGAAAGAATATAAAAAAAAATATTCCCCTTGAAGAATTAGAAGAGAGATTGAAACTTTTAGAAGGTAAAGATCGAGAGCATTTTTATAATTCGTGTACTATTATTGTACAACCAAGTATTGAGAGGAAACATATTAATATCAAGTTGTTTTCTAATGGAAATATTTCTATGACTGGTTGTAAAGAGAATATTGATGGACATGATGCTGTTGCAACTCTTTTGAATGAGATGAAGAAATATCAGGAGTGTTTCATTGACACAGATTCTTTAAGTGAGGAAGAATTGGGGAAGTATACAAAGAGTAAGAAATGTGGTCCAAAGATCAATGGATATAAGGATCCACATGGAGTAAAAATTACAAAATATGATATTACAATGATCAATAGTGATTTTAAGTTGAATTTTACGATTGATAAGGAGAAGTTGTATGATGTAATTTTGAACAATACAGATTTAATGACAATGTATGAGGATCATTATGCTGGTGTTAAAATTTATTATTATTGGAATATGTTTAATGATGTAAATGATGGTATTTGTAAGTGTAGTCCAGATTCTAAATGTAAAGGAAAAGGTAATGGTATGGGTGAAGGTAAATGTAAGAAAGTAACTGTTATTTGTTTCCAAACTGGTTCAGTAATTATTACAGGAGCAAGAAGTGAAATTCAAATTAATCATGTTTATGAAGACATTATCAAAATTTTACATAAAAATTACAATAAAATTATCAAATTATCTATTACAGACTTTGTAGGAGTTTCTGATGATGTTCCACCTGACGAAAGTTATATAGAAGAGATGAAGAAAAATGGAGAGTCTTTTCCAAAAGAAGTTAATCCAAAGAAGACAAGAGGACGCAAAAAAGCTGTTCCAAAGGAAGAAGAACCAGTCAAAGTTCGAAAGATCCGAATTAAACGAAAAATAAAAAAACAAAACACTTAGTAACAATTTTTTTTTTTCTTAAAAAAGTATATATGGAACACAATCTAAACGATTTTTTATTAAAAAATAACAATGATTATTTTTTACTAAGAACAAAAAACTATCATAAAACCAAGATAAAATATTCAAAAATTAAATCAATTTTGAATATATACAAGGTTTTTAGTATTACTGATGAGTATTCTTTTTCGGATGTTGTTAAAGGTTTGGAAGGTAATTGTAAATATTTTATAGTTTGTATGAATTTTTATGATAAAAATATTATGTTTGTTTTTAAGGGATGGGAAGATATTAATGATAATATTTTCACTGATTTTTTGGAAGGTGATGATAAATATAAGAATGACAGATTGAAAATTCTTCCTATTATTTATACAGATTCAAAAATATTAAATATGGTTTATAAGAAGAATAAACCAATAATTATTGGAAGAAAAACCGAAACATTATATATTAATAACAAAAAGTATTTTAGGATAAATATTAATTTACATAAATCTTTTTTAATAAGGAGTGTAATTAATGGTATAAAAAGTAAATTTAAAAATATGGAATTAGCATTGGGTATAACAATTGAAACAAAGGATAAAGATAAATCGAATGAAGAGTTGTTTGCTAAAGTTCAAATGAAGAATTTAGATAAGTTTTTCAAATAATTTTTTTCTCAGTTAATTTTAATTAAGTTTAATTCAATGAATTATGTTGATAAAAATCTTTTCATTGAGTCTTATAAAAATATCAATCCAGAAGATTATGATGTCTTTATTAATTGTACATTGACAAAACCAAAATTTAAAGGAAAGATTAATTTTAGACTTCCCGTAGAAGATAATGGAAATGACATACAAAATGAAATTATGCTAAAACTATTAACCGAAAATAACTGCGTTCTTTTTAAAATTTTAGATAAACTCATTGAAAGAAACAAAAAATGCTGCATATTTTGCAATAAAGGACGTCAGAGAAGCCCAACAGTTTATGCTTGTTATTTAATTTATAAAGGATTAGATAAAAATACATCACTACGTCATACATACTCCATAAAAAAAGATGCTTTTTTAGGAAATATTAACTTTAAAGACGCCATAAAACAATTTGACAAATATTTAAAAAATAAAGAAAATAAAGAAAATAAAGGATCATTTTATCAACCTTTTGTTATTACTTGATCTTGATGATCTTGACCATTCACCATCTTTAAAAACCCATCCTTCAAATCTGGGTAAAAACACTTTTTTGCCATATTCATATTCCAATACTTTTTCAATCTTATTCGGAATATAAACATCTATTCCTTCAAATTTATCTTCTTTCAATGGCAAAAAATCATCTAAAAAATAATAATGTGGTGATTTACAATTCACTACTACTTTATTTTGGTCCTTGCTGTATCCTACATTTGGTGTTAGAAAAGTAACATCAATAAAATATCCAGTTTGTTTACAAATAACTCTTGCATCTATAACATTTAACCTATCTTGTGGTGATCTATTTAAACAATGTGGATTAATATCTATTAAAAAATATTTATTTTGAATTTTATTTAACTTCATAAATTTAGTGATAGAATCACCTATCAAAACAACATCAATATCATTATCCCATGGAAGTATACATTTATTAAAATAATGACCAATAAGAGTTCCATGTGCAATTATACATTTTATATCATGTTGTTTACAAAGTTTTACTAAAATATTAAGAAGAGAAATTAATATTTTTCTCACTGTTTTCTTATCATAGTTACTATACATACTACCAAATCTTTTATCCAAATGTGGACTTATCAACATTTCTCTAAAATACTTACTACTCATATTTACTACTTCTCCCCATATTTAAAATTTAATTTTCAAGCGATAATAATTATCAAGCAAAAATTTCTTTGTAAAAGTCACCTTGATCCTTAATTTTTTCATAAGCATCTTTCGGAATACATTCAGCTCTTAATTGCCCGAAAGGACAATCATAAGGTTTAATATTATATGGCACAAGATTCTGATTCTGTTGTTGACCTAAAGTCGAACACAAAGAAGCAAACTTATAGTTAAGGTTGGAAGCACCTGAATTTAAACATTGCGTCATATTTGTTTGATGTGTTGGAAGTTCCTTTCTATAAAAAGGTTTACAAATAGCTTTTCTTTTATTTCTTTGATTTGTACATGTTAAATATTTCTTAACACCATATTTCTGGAAATTTTTCCGACTTTGTTCCCTAGCCAAACTTCCACAAAGACTATCAAGTGGAATGTAATAGTTATAACAAGCTGTCATAAGTTCGTCACTATCAAGTTCTATTTCACTTTCACATTTACCTTCACCCTCACCTTCACTTTCACTTAATATAGCTTGACACATACTTATATCCTCAGCACTTAAACTTCCAGAACCACCAGAACTTTCAGAACCACCAGAACCTGAACATGAACAATCCTCGCTATATATAGCATCTAATGGTAAACAAATATTCCCCTTTGATAAAAGTTTAATCCCAACATTTCCATCACTATCTACACAAGGACCCTGAGAAAACCCTACTCCACTATTATCATCTTGATATTTTTGTAATTCTTCTTCCAAACTTCCTAATCTTGAACATGACAACTGGGCCTGTTCAATTTCAGTTTCTAATTGATCTCCTCGATCATCACTTGAATCCTCTTCATCACTATTATCCGATAAAGATCCTAGACAAGAATTATATGACGGAATAAATGCTCCATCCTGATTTTGATATCCTACTGGTAAAGTGGAAAAACTTTCGATTGTCTGAATAGTTTCCGTTGGAATTGACAACCACTCATTAGTATAAACAATATATCTAATCAATAAAATACATAAAGCCAAAAATACCAAACCACTCAAACTCAACATATTAACTTTACTACCAAGAAAATAAGTTCCTATACCTACAGCCAAAACAATTATTGACAACAAAACAGAAATACCTATCTCTAAACTTCCCGTTGTTTTCGAATAAACCATCACCAAACAAATTAATATAAAAACAATTAATATTCCCATAAAAAAATAATCACCGACTTTAGTCATAAAAGTATCTAATATATTGTTAGATATTTTCATAACAATCTAAATAACCTTTTTTTTACGACCATTCACAATTACATATTTGTTTCCATTTTTATAACTTCTTATTTTTCTTTTTCCAACACCTTTAATATTTACATATTTAGCCCCACCATTTATTTTATTACCATTATCATTACCATTACCATTACCATTGCCATTACCATTACCATTACCATTACCATTACCATTACCATTACCATTACCATTACCATTACCATTACCATTACCATTACCATTACCATTACCATTACCATTACCATTACCATTGCCATTACCATTGCCATTACCATTACCATTACCATTACCATTACCATTACCATTACCATTACCATTACCATTACCATTACCATTACCATTGTCATTACCATTACCATTACCATTACCATTACCATTACCATTATCATTACCATTACCATTATCATTACCATTACCATTGCCATTACCATTACCATTACCATTACCATTACCACTGCTATTTTTGTGTTTTTCTCTCTCGATGAAATTTCTTACTTTTTTTTGGATGGTAATGATTGATTTATTAATTTTACCAAGTCTTTGTATAACAACTTCCATAGATGGTCTATGCTTAGGGTTGGTCAAAAGCATATCATTAACAATTTGCAAAATAGCTGATGATATTAAAAAACGATTAGATCCATATTTTTTATAAATTTTTTGTGTTAAATCTGTAATTAATTCATTAAAATACTTTGGGCCTTTATTGATATAAGAATATGATAGTTTTAATATTTTTTGTGTCATACCAATATCATAAATTAAGAATAGTAAAATATTTAAAAAAGTTATTCCCAATGACCAGACTAAAATTTTATCCAAATATTTGCCATAATCTTCGTTTGGTGAATTATGTTTGTGTTTAGTAAAATTTGGAATAATACCTTTTTTGCGATCATGTCTATAGGTATTTGGTGGAGGATATGTTGAAGCTAAAGAGGAAGGATATATTTTTTGTCCAGTTTCATAATAAATAAAAGAACCAATATCACCTACAATTATTTTAAACTCATGTTTACCTGTTATTAAACATAAAAAATTTTGAAGTTTTGAATCAATATAATATAATCCTTTTTTAGAGGCGATATATAATGTATTTGCTAAAGAATTAATAACATCATATATAAAAATATCATATCCAAGATTATCTGGGTATTTATATTTTTTGGATGGTCTTAAAAAATTAAGAAGTGTATGTAAATCTCCGTTTACCTTTGGCATAATTATCATTGATTTTGAATCAATAACGTTTTTTATGGGGATAATATTAGGTATATTTTTTTGTACTATTTTCATACTATAAAATAGTTCTTCATTTTTTAATGCTTCATTTTTAAATTTTTTATAAACATAATCACCTACAAAATATACAAATCCAAATGCACCAGAACTAACTAATTTACCAATAGGAATACTTTTTACCGTCCCATTTTTATTTTTTTGTAATATACTTTGACCAGTATTAAATTTAAATTTTTTCGAATTAAAATGTAAATACTCATGAATAATTTTTTCGTCAAATGGTAATTCACGATCTAATGGACTTATTATGTTCATATATTATAATTAATATTTTAATTATAATATATTATAAATTATCCTTTAATTATCCTTTAATTTACACGGAATATTTTGACCACACCTTGTTATTGAATGGAACAATATCATCAAGTGTACTCTCCTCAGATGCAGAAGCATTCTCTCTTCTATCACAAAATTGTGTCTCTTCACAATATGGAATCTTTGGTGTTGCAACTGAACCACCCGGTTTTACCCCATAACAATTAGCACCAAATTTCAATAATGGATTCGCAAAATGACCACCATTTATTCCAGGATGTCCACATGAATCTTTCTTTGTAGGATCATTCTGTAAATCATCCCAATAACATTTCTGAACTGGATAATATGCATTTTGACCATCAGTCCAACCATATGTACACCAATTTGCACCCTTATTATAAGCTTTAATTACTTCATTCTTTGTTGCTAATCTTCCACCATAAGCCTCACATTTACATTTAGCTTGATCATATGTTAATACCTGATGACCAACATGGAAAACTTCCTTTTCATCCTCAACTTGTCTTTCTTTTTGACTTGCTGGAGGATATTGATATAAACATACACCTTCAAAATCGAATCCAAATAAATACTCTAAATATGTTTTCTTTGTATAACAACTTGTAATTAAATATTTAACAGTAAATACAAAAATATAAGTTATGACTAATACTAAAACAATGACTAAAAGCATGTGTAAAAATTTCTTAGATCCTCCCTTACCAGAATTTACTCTTGGTACGGTGGATGATGAGTTTGAACCACATTTTCTTCCGTTAGAACTCATTATAATAACTATAATTTATACAAGATTTTAAATTCGAGCATAAATAAGAACGTACGCATTTTTAGAAACAATCCTTTGTTTCAACTGTTCGGGTGTATGATAACTAATTTCACGTACCGTTTCATCATTATATAACACCCATTTATCAGTTCCAACAATTCTATTCATCGCATAATAATGTCCACTATCCAAACTACCACCGATATGATTGGCAACCGCAATTAAAGAATATTTACTACTTTCTTTACCTTTCACCTTCATATCACCGTGATAGATGTATTTATTCAAATCAAGATCATCAATCGGAAAATCAATACACGTATTAATCTTTCTACCATGACCACTAAATCCAAATCTCTTCAAACAAACAATCAAATATTTTGGCAATTTCCAAAAACTCATCCTACGATTAGCATCCACATACTCCTTTGTATTTCCAATTTCGTATTGATTATCACCACTCATCTCATGAACTTTACAATGATAATCCAAACAATCATACAAAGAAGATGCTACAAATCCATCTTCACTGTTGTAAATCTCCAATGATAAACTATTGAATTTATCAAAAGTTCTAGCCAAAAGTTTTGATTCACTGCCAACGCTATGTGTTTCATTAATATATTGACCAAAAAACAAATCAATCATCTCAGAATACTCATTTTTAATTGACTTAATCCAAGATTTAATTGATTTAACCTTCAACCGTTCATAATCATTTTTGGGCGTTCCTTTTATTTCAATATCAACTTCCTCTTGAAGGGAAACGTGAATAATATCAATGAGTTTAATCATAAAGTCATATGTATCACATTGTTGACGCATCATCATTTTATGAGCAATCTCTAAATCACGATTTACCCTACAAAAAATACGAATGAAATCACCAGCATTAACGTATCCTTCACCTTTCATTATATCTGTCAACAATTTACTATATTCAAATGTAACAGAAGATTCTTTACACCCCCGATTCAGATCAGCCATGTAATTATCAGAATAAATATAATTCGTCAAATCACCAACATTTGCTAAACATTGAAGAGCGGTGTTCATGAAACATGTATTTCCACTATTTAATATACCACTACGTTTATCCATAACTCTATTATTCATAATAATACTATTATAAATATTATAAATCAATTTTTAAATATATTTGGAACACATTTTAAAAAAAATTGACGGACAAATTCTTAAATTTTACTGAATACATATATTCAACATGCCTTTGCATTACGGAACTGATTCTATTTATGACACGATCTTCGCCTCAACAGGTGATGAAAATAAGGTTGATTACGACAATCCGAGAGAGATAAACGGATCTAATCTCGGTCACGGAAATTTCGTTAAAAATATGATGAAACATTTCAAAAAACGTCGACGTTCTAAGAAGTAATGAAGGGTGTAACTCTTTGCGAATTTTATAGTTGCATGGGGAGTCAACTTTTAGAAGTTGACATCACTTGTTAAGTACGAGAGTTATGTACCAACAAAATCCTCTTATAAAAAAAAATTGGGACGAAGTTTTGTTTCAAAAATAAAAAAAATGAGTTTCAGAAAACATGCAATGGTTTAAAATATAGTTTACATTATCTTATAATGTTAAGACCAGAGTTTACTAACCATAAAAACGACTTAATTGTTCAGTTGAATGACTGGACGGAAAGTGATGTTATTATAGATGAAGACGATAGTAGTTCTTCGGATAGTGAAAATGGTGGAAAAAAGAAATGGTTCAAAGAGAAAGAGTACGTAATTAAAGCTTACGGTATTACAGAAGAGGGCCATTCAATCAGCATTGATTTCAAAGGTTTTCAACCTTTTTTCTTCTTAAGAGTACCTGATGGTTGGACAAGAAATTCAGTGAAATTATTTAAAATGCAATTGGAGGAACGTGTGAATAAATACAGTAGAAAATCTCTGATTAAATTCACTGTTATTAAAAGGATTCCATATTACGGATTCTGTAATTACGAAAAGAGTTTTTTCATCAAGCTTGTTTTCAAGAATTTGAGTGGATTTTACTCTTACCGTAAGGTGGTTCGAGAATCTTCAGATAATCCAATTAGGGTTTCTGGTGAGGATTACGATTTTGGAAGATTGATGTATGAGTCGAATATCACACCAATGTTGCGATTTTTCCATTCTAAAAATATCAAACCGGTTGGTTGGATCAAATTACCATATGGAAAATACTCAATGAATTATCCAAAGAAAACTCGTTGTCAAATTGATTGCTCAATGCATTACACAAATGTTGAACCAATCGATTTAGATAAAATTGGCAAATTTGTAGTTGCATCTTACGATATTGAGTGTACAAGTTGTGATGGTACTTTCCCAAATGAAGCAAGACCTGAAGACAAAATCATTCAAATTGGTACAACCATTAATATCTTCGGTAGTGATGAAATACATAAATATATTGCTACTTTGAAGAAGTGTGACAAGATTGAAGGTACAACTGTTGAGGAATTTGAAAATGAGAAAGATTTGGTGATTGGTTGGTGTAAATTTATTCGAAGCCTTGATCCAGATGTTATGACTGGTTACAACATCTGGGGTTTTGATTGGAAGTACATTTATTTTCGAGCTTTAAATGGTAATGGTGGAAGTTGTAAACCTTATCATGATTTAATGTTCAAAACTTTATCTCGTACTCTTTGTACTGGACCCGATGAGAAACCGAAAGTAAAATTCGTAGAAAAAGAGTTAAGATCTTCGGCTCTTGGACAAAACTTTTTGTATTATATTGATATTCAAGGTATTGTACAAATTGATTTGTTTAAATTGATTCAGAAAGATTATAACTTGACTTCTTACAAACTTGATGCAGTTGCAGAGAAATTCATGGGTTTAAATAAAGAAGATTTAAAACCAAACCAGATTTTCGAAAACTTCAGAAGGGGTACATCCAAAGATATTAAAGAGATTGCTACGTATTGTGTTCAAGATTGTGCTTTGTGTAATAAGCTTTTGAATAAATTACAGGCAATTCCAAATAATGTCGCTATGGGTAACGTTTGTTCAATTCCTTTTTCGTATTTGTTTTTACGTGGTCAAGGAATTAAGATTTTCAGTTTGGTTGTAAAACAGTGTACAGAAGAGGGATTCTTGATTAAAGTTTTGAGCCCAGAAGATATCGATCAGAATTCTTATGAGGGTGCCATTGTCTTTGTTCCAGAACCTGGTTTGTACACAGAACCAGTAGCCGTTATGGATTATGCTTCTTTATATCCATCTTCAATGATTGCTGAGAATATTTCCCATGACTCTTGTGTTGGATTTAAGGAGTATTACATTGTTAAAGAAGCAACTAAAACGAGTAAAGCTGTTTATGAATTGCGAAAGAATACAATTATTGAGAAATATGATAATCTACCTGATTATGATTATGTAGATATTGAATATGATATCTATCAGGGTATTGCTGATGATAAGAAGAAAGTTGGTTACAAAATCTGTAGATTTGCTGAGAAGAAAACCGGTGAAAAATCTGTTTTGCCTCGTATTGAAATGGCTTTATTAAAAGCTCGGCGCGATACAAGAAGCAAAATTAAGTATAAAATCGGAGTGGATAAAGATGGAAAAGAATATTTGGGATTACTCAAAGAAGAAGATGGTGTTTACACTTTCAAAACAGTTGAAGGCCACTCCGAAACCGTTAATAAAGATGATATCGTAGAAGTAAAAGATAAATACAATGACTTCCAAAAAGGAATTCTTGATGGTCGTCAGTTGGCATTTAAAGTTACTTGTAACAGTTTGTATGGACAAGTTGGTGCTTCAACATCCTCAATTTGCTTCAAAGAATTAGCCGCTTCAACAACAGCAACTGGAAGGAAAATGGTTCTATATGCAAGGGATTACACTTTAGAAAAATATAAAGGCAGTAAACTTGTGTATGGAGACAGTGTATTGGGAGATGAACCTATCTTGTTAAAAGATATTGAAACGAATCAGATTGTAATTAAAACAATCGAGACTTTGGGTGAGGAATGGGAAGAGTATGAGAATTTTAAACCATTTGATAATGGTAGAAATAATAAACAGAAGAGTAAGTGTGATAAATATCTTGTTTGGTCTAATAATGGTTGGACTAAAATTAAAAAGGTAATTCGGCACAAAACAAGTAAGAAGATTTATAGAGTAGCAACAAGTACTGGTATTGTTTGTGTGACAGAGGATCACAGTTTGTTGAATGAGGATTGTGAGATTATTAAACCGAAAGATGTTAAGATTAATCAAACAAAATTGTTAACTGGTTATCCAGATGTAATAATTGATAAAAATATTCAATTTACGGATCATTCAACAACTGGTTATACAATCAATAGTAAATTGGAGGCATCTCAATTAGTTTTACGATTGAGACAAATCGGATATAAAGTTAGAATTAGATCTGAATTCGAGAATGAATATTATATTGAAGGTTATCTTGATGAAAAAGAGGATGAATCTTTCATAATTAATTGTGAAGAAATTGATAAAATTAATGAAGACGTTTATGTATATGATTTGGAAACAGAAGAAGGTAATTTTCAAGCTGGTATTGGAAATATTATCGTGAAGAATACAGACAGTGTGTTCATCAATTTCACTGACTACATTAAAAAGGAATATTCAAAAAACTATCCAAATGGTAAAATTGATGATAGAGAGATGATGAAATTGACAATTGAAGTTGGAAAAGAGGCTGGTAAATATGTAACATCTAAGTTGAAGAAGCCTCAAGATTTAGAGTATGAGAAGGTGTTCTGGCCTTTCATGATTTTCAGTAAGAAGAGGTATGTTGGAAACAAATATGAATATTCACCAGATAAGTTCAAACAAACGAGTATGGGTATCGTTCTTAAGAGACGTGATAATGCTCCAATTGTTAAAGAAGTTTATGGTGGAATTATTGATTATTTGATGAATAAGCGTGACATCAAGGGTTCTTATGAATTCTTTAGAGAGAAGGTTAAGGAGTTGCTTGATGGAAAGGTTGATATTAGTAAGTTGATTATTAGTAAGAGTTTGAAGGCTGATTATTCTAATCCTACTACGATTCCACATAAAATGTTGGCTGATCGTATTGGTGAACGTGATCCTGGAAACAAACCTCAATCGAATGATAGATTGCCATATTGTTTCATTGATGTTTCTAACTTGAAATGTAAGAAATGTGGAACAGAGGTTGATAAGGAGAAGTGTAAGTGTGTATTCTGTATGGATTTGTATTGTAAGACTTGTTTGATTAATCATCATACAATGTGTAGGAATCTGTGCCGATTCTGTAAGAAACCTGAGAAGAAATTGGATAATGGAAAGATGAGTATTACACAATGTCCAACTTGTACCGGATATTATTGCAAACATTGCTTCCATAAGCACAAGAAGAGAAAGGATAAATATGGTGTTATTCACATGGATAAATGTAAGAAACAATTGTCAACGAAATTGATTCAGGGAGATATTGTAGAAGATCCGAATTATATCAAAGAGAATGATTTGATGATTGATTATATGTATTATCTTGAAAGACAGATCGAAAAACCTGTGTTTCAGATATTCGAACTGTTCAGAAAAGATCCTGAAAAGTTAGTTGAAGACTTGAAAAGGAATTATTCAAATAAGAGATTGAAGAAGAAAACAATTACAGATTTCTTCGGATATGGAATCAGAAGACGAACAAAGAAAGAAACTTAATAAACCCTAGTTCTAAAATAATATTTTTTTACCTCTAACTAAGACAAAACGTTTACCATTTTTTTGATATCTTATCATTCTTTCACCTACACCAACAATATTTATATATACTTTCCCATTTTTGTGTAAATATTGTTTTGAACCTCCACTAAAATTACTTGTACTAGTGTAATAGTTATTGTTGTTATTATTCTTATATCCTTGATTGTTATTGTCATTATATTTTTGGTTGTTATTGTTATTATATTCTTGGTTGTTATTGTTATTATATTCTTGGTTGTTATTGTTATTATATTCTTGGTTGTTATTCTTTCCTTGACCAGTATTGTTTTTCTTTGTTGTAGTTATATTTTTGAATTTATTACTATTTTTAGGATTAACATTTATTTTTTGTTCTTTTTCCGCTGCAATTTTAAGACGTCTTAGTTGATTGAGTTTTTCTTTGCTTATTGCGTTATTTGTTCTGATTTTTTCGGATAATTCACCTTTTTTCTTCAGTTCTTGACGGACTTTTTCTAACGCGGCTTTATATTTATTGAAATTAGATTGTTTTTTATTATTAGCGTTTTGCATCTTATCTAATATATTGTAAGAAGCGAAATTTAATTTTGGAAAAATTGATATTTATTTAGCCAATTATTATATAATACATAAATGATCATGATGGAAGAAGAATTCAATTTGCAAAATCCAGATTTTGATGAATACGGAAATTCTCTAGAAGAGGATGATATTCAGATATACGTTCACAGACCTAATAAATTTGAAAAATTTTTAATGTTAATATGTAAATTTTTCAAAAGGTTATTTAACAAATGCCGAAGAAAAAATTAATTTTTAAGTTACAGGAAACAGTTAAGTTCTTATTTATGAGAACTTACATAAGAAGATAATTATAATATATTATACATGTCTTCGAATGATAAGTTTTTATTTTTTTATGACCACCACAATGGTAATGAGGCTTGTCTAAGTAATTGGTACTTAGCACCTTTTAAAGATCCTGAATTAGATAATCTTGAATTTTCAACGAATGAAAAGTACATGATGTATCGTAAAGCTCTTCTTTTCAAAGATAAAAAGTGTGCTAAGAATATTCTCGCTTCTAATGATCCTAAAGAGTGTAAATCTTTGGGTCGTAAAGTTAAGAAATTTGATGAAGAAACGTGGAAAAAACACCGCGTTGAAATCGTTAGGAATGGTTGTTATCTCAAGTTCAGTCAAAACAAGAAATTGAAGAAATTTCTTATTGGAACTAAGGATAAAATCTTGGTTGAAGCCAGTCGATACGACAAGATTTGGGGTATTGGTATGACCAAGAAGGAAGCAGAAAGTAAGAAACAGGAGGAGTGGAAAGGTCTTAATCTCCTAGGTCAATGTTTGATGGAAGCACGAACAATGATCAAGGATATGGATGAGTTGTAACTCTAGAATCCACCTGAGTTGTAACTCTAGAATCCACCTGAGTTGTAACTCTAGAATCCACCTGAGTTGTAACTCTAGAATCCACCAATTAATTCCATTTCTTTTAGAGACATTTTATAACCGTGATTATGTAAATTTTTATAAATATGTGGAGCATCTTCTTTCCTAAATCTTTGTCTTTTTTTCGATTCAATATAAACATCACATTTAAACAAATCTTGTAAATATTTAGTCAACATAAAAGGCACCAAATGCCCCAAATGCCCCCAAATGCATTCTCGAAGTCGATGGACCACGACCTGTATAAATATAAACTCTCTTTCCCTTCTCAATATCATCTAGAAATTTATCTAAATCCCTATGAGAAAATACCATCCCCCTCGACAACAAAGGATGTAAATAGTCAACTCCACAAATCTTTTTAATCCGATTCAACAAATCATCATTAATCGACGTACTTCCAAAGTGCTTAATCAATTTATTATCAGTAAAACCAATCTTATCATCAGCTTTAACAACATTAGGAGTAATCATATTTATTTATAATAAAAATATCATTCTCTCAAATAGAAAATTTATTTTTGCCAAAACAATTTAAAAGAATCTTTATCTATATAAAGAGAAGAGAAGAGAAGTATGACGTTATTTTACAGGAGAGTTCAGAGCACTCTCTTTAGTAAAAGAGAGTACGAAATTAAAATTGTTAAAATGATGGACAATGCTTTTTTTGAATGGATTGGTAATAATCAATTGAAAAAAAGCACTCCACAAATCTTAAAAAGTTATCATGATTTTGTGAGAATTCCACAAGTAATAGTTGATAACTTTATTTTAATGAATAAGGTGAGATGGAAAGAGATGAAAAAAGTGATGAAGATGAAGTATTGTTTGACCCAATGGCGTGATACAAATCCGTATTTAGTTATTTATGATGATAAACATGCTTATATTTATAGGAAAAATACTCATTATTCAATGAGTGAATTGAATTTTATTCAGAAATGGGGAGAACATATTTTTGGAGATAATTTGATAAAAGTGCTTTATAGTAATTTAGTTAGTAGTTTTAAGATTAAGAGAATTCATATTGGGAAGAGTCCGAAATGTGAAACAACTAAGATTGGATATTCTGGAAAGGAGTATGATGGGAATACTGTTCTTTTGTATTTAGGAAATAGAGAATATGTTTTGGTGATGAAAAATATTTTGAGATTTGAAATAGAGGATAAATGTAAAAAGTTTGTTTCGCCAGTTGTAAAGAGAAAATATCCATATCCATTTATTATTGGTGATAGTCATGTTTACTTTTTAGCTAATGGTAAATATGTTGAGAAAAAACATTTCCCAAAAACAGTAGATTGGAATGATGCTTGTATGTATTTACTTCATGGTGATATGGATAATTATTTAAAGGATATGAAAAATATCTAAAATAAAATATATATGCCTCGAATTTTTATTGGAGATGATATTGAATTTTAAAATGGTATGATTTTTCCTTATCAAAAAATTGAAGTAACACATAATATAAGTAGTTTATGTAATTGGAGTTAATGGATGAGCTGTAACAAAAACTGTTAACTTGCCAACTGATGCTTCTAGTGGATCAAGTGCAGCTAATGTTGTTGGTAGAATGTATTATATATTTGACCGATCATCCAATGCTAGTAGCGGCGGAGGTATAACAATTAATGCTGGAACAAGTGGAATAATTATTGATAATAATGCTAGTCCTGATGGAACGACTACATTAGGTGGTGATGGTGATTCAGTTACGCTTTTATGCCTTGATGCACCTGATAATACAAATGGTGGTACATGGAAAGTTATCCAAATCATTACTATAAAAAAAGATATTGTGATATAATTTTATGACAATATAATATATAAATACATTCACAACAGGTGGAACAAATTCTTTTTATCTTAAAATGGTAACTGTCGATGGTTCGATAAATACTGGTGGTTTGTATGCTTTTGCTATTGTTGGTTTCGTTAGATACGGCTTTTTCGATAATATCAGATTAGAACATCACAATGTCAAAGGCCTCTACCACATACAATTCGAAGGCCATGAATGCATAGAAACCAACGGAATGTGGACAACATCCCTTCCACACAACATGGAACTAAAAGTACCAAAAGATTTATACTTCGACAAATCAAAATTCAACCCAGATGACAAGGGAAAAC